CTTTGATCTGACATTAATAACTCGCATATATTACAAATACAATACAAGCAATGAAGCCTGTAATCAAAACATGATTACCGAGATTGCTCCAACTTTTGCCTACTGTATGTTTATTTTTAGGATCTATTATTTTTGCTTTGTCCATTATTTAGACTCCATAGCAGTTATGACATACTTGCCAAACTTCTTATGGAACCTATCAAATGATTTCAACTTGCTAGGATCGAACGGAAGTTTGTAGTTTGTTAAGGCAATCTTCGCACCCATAACAACCAACTCTGTTTCAAAGTTGTCCATCATGTAGTTGAAGAACCTGTCCGCTTGTTCATTCCAAGTCTTGTCTTTCTTCTCGTGTGCCTGTTGTAGTTCATAGCACAAAGAAACTGTAAGAGAGTACATCGCTGATATCTCCTTTGTCTTAAGGTCTCGGACCTTACCGCTCAATATATCAGATGGGTTAGGTAACTGACCGCTAATCTTACGATGATTCATAAACTTAACGGCCAGGCCTTCTCCTACGCAACCTGCTACGAGGTCAGTGAGCGTACTTTCTGGCAGGTCATCTGATAGAAGTTGGGATACGAAACTCCATGATCTAGGAGTTGCGAATGATCTAGAACTGCCTCTAGGATCAAAGTCGTATAAATCTTGTTTGGCAAATGTGCAATAACCTACGACATCTGCATGTACGTGTTGGTTGGTAGCCCATTCCATCCAGTCTTCGAAGTCCACTCTTAATTCTACGTGGACAAATCTGTTTGCCAATGGAGCCGGCATTCTGTAAGTGACACCTTTGTCTGAGTCTCTGTTACCTGCCGCTACGATTGAAACGCCTTCTGGTAGGTGATACTGTCCTACTCTTCTGTTTAATATAAGTTGGTATGCCGCCGCCTGTACAGCCGGTGCCGCCGAGTTCAACTCGTCCAAGAAAACGATTGCAGTAGATTTGGGATCGGTTGGCAGTTCTGCCGGACTTGCCCATACCATGTTGTTTTCTTTTGCATTGTAATAAGGAATACCTTTGATGTCTGTTGGTTCCCATAGCGGAAGTCTGATATCAATAACTTCTCTGCCTTCTGCATCTGCGATCTGTTTTACTATATCGGATTTACCAATACCTGGTGCACCCCACATCATTATGGGTCTCTGTAATTTGATACAATGTGTTAGTGCTGATTTCGCCTCGTTGGGTGAAACTGTTCTGTTTTGCGAACCTATCGCCGCCTCTTTGTTTTTGTTTGCTCTTGCCATTTTGTACACTCCTGTTTAAAATGTTTATAGTATCATTATAGCAGGAATGTGTTATGCGTCAACCGTACAGAAGTCGCATAATCATTGACTTTTTTATAGGTAATTGTAGAAATCTGGAATGTAATTGGTAATTTTTACATTCCTTTTTGTATCTAGATGCTCTACTGTGTTTCGTAAATCCTGTAATGCATCTTCGTCTGGTTGGGTAGCCAACATACGTCTTGCTATCAAACTGTTTTCTGTTTTGAAATTGATATTGTGTTTGAAGCGATTGTTAGTAAAAAATGAACGCACATCATCCTGGAATTTTTCCTTCAGAGAGTGTGGTGCTATAAATGGATTGTATTTTTTAGGATATGTCACTTTCATTACCTGTACACTAAAATATTGGTTCTTATCCTCATAAATTTTTTCTATCTTTTTACACCAATTTAAGAACTGTCCATAATTGAACAATGATAACAAGTTTAAAGAATTGAATATTTCCACGCTGACCACTTTGTTTAGATCACTCATCTTGATCAAGTTCTTTTCTATTTGATCAAAATTGCTCGGCCACCTTATGTAAGTGTTGGCCAATCCAAATGCATCTATACTCACATTTAATTTTACACTCTTGAAAGTTTCCAGTAGTGCATAAAACTTTTTATTGATGTTAGTCACATTAGTAACTATCCGTAAATTTATATTTTTTGTTAGGTTACGTTTACTTAGGTTTTCAAAATAATACTCGTATTCTTTCATGATAGAAGGTTCGCCACCCTGTATTTCTATTTCTGTTACTTCTCCTGATATCTCAATTAGATTATCAATAAAATTCTGTGACACCGTTGATATACCGTTGTTAGGTGCTCCTTCATCTTTGGCCCATTGAGAACTCCTGCTGGCATCACACATCACACACTTAAGATTACAAAAATTTGAGAAATCCAGATCTAGCATCGTAGGTAAATTTTTAAGGGGTAAATCGTTGTACGAGTTGTAAAGATTCCTATGACTAATATCATTTTTTGATTCGTTGTAATAGCATGAATCACAGCCTTTTACATGTTTGCCTTTTTCCATATCTTCCAGTGCTGTTTTCCTGATTTCGCCAGTCCAGAAATCAGTGGAGCTCATGGGGTACTTGTCTTTGTTGGTACAACATAGGCCAACCCCCCTGTGTGAAACAAAAAGTCCCTTACTGATCATGTTACAGTAAGTCTTACTCATCTTTTTGTTCATCCATCTTGCTCATCGCACGTGCAAGTCCGTATTTGGTGATATCTCCAGCGAAAAGCATCAGTTGTAGAGCCATTTTCTCCATTGTGACCTTGATGTGTTTCTTGTCAACGTAATAGGGACAGTCAACAAATTCGTCTAGCCATAGGTAGGTTTGGGGTGTGAATATAACTTTGGCAGGAAATTTGATGTCATAGGTTTTGAGGTCTATATTCTCCAACATCTGTAGTCCTGGTTTGGTCAACCGCAGTGATCTGGCCTGGTAACTCTCACGTACATTCTGCCACCACAAGTAATAGTTGTTCTTAATGGTTTCATCATGCACTGGTTGTTCCAGCAGTTCCATGAAGGCACGGGTGTACGCAGTCTTACGATCCATACAGTTAATTATCTAGTGAATTTGTCGCCGGTTTTTAAAAGATACACACCAAACTTGTCTGTGTTGTGTTGAGCATTTAATTTCTTGGCAAGGTTCTCCGCGTGTCCGGGATTGGAGAACGAAACCTTCTTGTATTTTGGACCAGGATAATTGGCAACCAAACTTGAACTCTTCAAGTTAATTGGTTTACCATCATAGAACACCGCCCAGATACCTTCCGCGGCTAGGACTTCGTCCATTTTGAAGGTGGATTTATTGCTGTGTTGCAACAGCACTGTGGGTTTTGGTCTGCTCATAGAATATCTCTTTACTATGTGTATTTACCAAAAAACGCTTCGTGTATGAATATTGGAAAGGTTTGTGGATATTATCGTTGCAACCTATTGACGTTATTTTTTATCTTCAAATCCGCCGCCGTCCATTTCTATGTCAATGGTCTGTGCTTCTCTGGCAGTCTTCAGTGCTTGTATGATTTCTTCTTGTATTGTGACCATCCTAGTCATCACCTGTGTAAGGCTGTCAGCCAGTTGGTCTGCTTCTTTGGCCGGGATCACAATCTGTCTTTCGCCTTTTTGTCTCAAGGTTCTAATCCTACCTATGAGATCTTCTATGGGTCTAGTTTGAATCTTGGAATTGTTTGACTGCGTCATTTAATACCTGTTGCATTTCTAGTTTGGTCTTGATTGGGCCTTTGTACTTGTATCTCGAGAGTGTGATCATCTTGGGACAGTAGGCCTTACGCCATCCCTTTTCAAAACAGATTATGTAGTAACCTGCACAGAACTGGCTTTTGCTCTTTGGTGTCTTTGTGTACACCGGCAATTGATTCTTTACATCAAACATGGGATTGTATGGATGTTGTCCACACGGGTATCCATGCACATCAAAGTTGTCCGTTTGTATTTCTTCTGCAGGTTTTTTAATGTTTGACTCATCAAACATGCCAAATCCAAACTTTGTGAACAGGCTTTCCTGTGTATGGAACACTTCTTTGCTTTGTTGTTTGCTGAGGAATATCCAACCGTTGTCCGCTTGTTTCTGAAGGGTACCTAACTTTTGGCCGTTTTGCTCGACTATCCAAAATTTGTCCTTGACTAAGGTCTTTGCACGTACTGTCATGATACTAACCTCGCATTAAAAGGCTCCACATATAGTTGAGCCTGCTCACTAATTCTATTTAAATCGTACTTGCCACAGAACCTCATGAATCTGATTCCAACTTGATCTACGCTTTTGTTCTCTGCTATAGCCTGTGCAATCGTTTGATCAAGTTCTTCTACTATGGCCTCTGGTTGTGCGTGTAAATCTACCAATGCTCTATTCCTTTCATAGTCTTCCATTACTCTGTGTTCGTTCCCATCATGATCAACCCATTTGCTTAACATCAAGTTGTTCCATGTGTAACCTTTTTCATTACGGTCCGCATATGCTTCTTGTAATCCTATCTTGTTTTTTGTGCCTTTTGTACGCACACCTGGGTATGCACTAAAGATGTTATCACTTGGGTCACCTCTCATTGATTTCTCAAATATAAGCCATTCTGTATCTGGAGCAGGTTTAGGTGCTTTCAGTTTCTTGTCTATCACAGGATTACCTTTGCTGTCAAACCAACCCTCATGTGTCATAGTTGTTTCGTTAACACCGTTGTACTGTCTGACCTTGGGTGTTATCAACTGATTTAAATCTTTGTCTGTGCTTATGATCACATGATTCTGGTCAGGATGTTTGTCTATCCATCTTGCTATCAGATCATCTGCTTCTGTTCTACCGTTCCTTAGAACTGTGCAATTTGTTTTTGTTTTAACAAATTCAACGAAGTCGTCATAGACTTCCCAGAATACCTCGTTCTCTTCTTTCTCTTGTTGTGTCATTGCATCTGCCATCACCTTACGATTCCTTTTGTAGGGTGCATACATATCTTTCCTGAATGATCTACCTTCCAAACAGAACACCACATGAGAACCATTAAAGTCCTGCCATGCTTTCTTGATAGAAGCGAACATGATATGTATGGCCATGCCCACTTTCTCAGAAGTGTCACCTCTGATCACGTGTCTTGCTCTAAAAAATGTGTTTGCTGTGTCTACGAGTATGTGTGTCATTACGACACCTCTGTCTTGCCGTCATCTCTTCTAGTCATCTTTACATAACCTGAAGCATTGACATCTAGTCCTTGCTCATTGCCGATAGTCTGGCACAGTGTCTGGAACCACTTGTCAACAATCTCTTCTTCGCTCTCACCTTGATATCCAGATTGTTTCAACATGTTCACGAATTCAGGATTCCAGTCTAGCTCAAAGAAACCATTCCTAGGATTCTCAGGGTTTACATTAAGATTAAGAACTTTTACAACTGGCTCTTCACTTTTCTTAGAACCTTTCTTGTTCTTCTTCTTGATAGTTGTCTTTGTTGTTTTTTTTACCTTCATAATAATATTATACCTTATTTTTACCTTTTAGTCTACTGTTATGTACCAATTGCATTACCAAACAGATACACGTGAACTCTGGCCGCCACATTGTAGCCTTTCTTAAATGCCTTCTCTGCTACTTTACCGGCACCTGCTGTTTGTTCTTCTTCTCTCGCACCTGTGGGCATGACCCATACAGGCCAATCAACGCCAGCATCTCGGAACTTCTGTATGGTCATTTCCATTTCATCCCATTGTCTATCTGCTGACCCAACCACAAACTTTAACTGTCCTGCTTTAGATAGTTTGTAGTATTCTGCCACGTTCTCAGGTTTGATTGCTTTCTCTGTCTTTTCACCCGAAACTGTAAACAGTTTAGGACTCACACTGAAGAACACTTCTGTATCAATAGAGCTCACCCAATTTTTAAAAGGTTCTTTTAATATCTGTGTGCCATTTGTTTCAAATGTCATAGAGCCTGGAAGATTGTTTTGTCTTTCCAGTTCTCTGTATATGCCCATACTTGCGGCCTGTCCTGTGATCATCAAAGGCTCACCGCCTGTAAAACATAGATGTTGATGTTGTTTAGAATTAGGATGTAGAAACAAACCATCTGGATTTGAGTCTGTCTTTATTATGTCTACAATTTTGTTTGCCATTACTGTGGGTGTTTCTTGCCCCATTAAACTTTTAAATTTTTTTGCCCATGTGTAACTTGAGTCACAACCTTTTTCCCATACAGGCAAGTCTTCAACCCTCTTCACACTAGATACATCAAAGTCCTCGAAAGGAAGATCATATGTTTCTGGATTGGTTGGATCAACCTGTCCAAACCCACTGCACTGTAAGTTACAAAGAAAGAATCTTATCCATGCTGTTGGAACACCCGTGTAGTGCCCTTCACCTTGTATGCTGTGAAATATCTCTGAATAGTAATATTTTTTCTCATCTACCATATCTCTGGTAATATCCTTTTTGTTGCGTCTACTAGCTCTTGTATTTTATACTGATCTTCAGTTTCAGTCAACTCGACCCATTTTACTTGGTTGTCTTCTATGATAATTTTCCACCTACCGTCTGGTGATATATTACCATCACTCATCGATCTTGCCTGTGAGGTAGAAAGGATTCTTCATATTGTTGTACCATGGTAATCTTGGATTCATGTGTTTTAGATAGGTGGGATATGTGTCTATAAATTCTCTGATCTGATCTGTGTTTTCAAACCATTGTGATCCATACGGAAAAATAACACTGTCATGTATTTTCTCCAACTCCGCTTCAATGAATGCTTGTTCTAAAATGTCTAGATCGTTGCAATCTATCTTTCTTTTAGAAACTATGGCATCCAGGACTTGGTGTGCTCTGTCCCTAGTAATTACCGGATATGACTTTTTTATTTCCTCCACGACATTGTGTATGACTTTTTCTTCTATAACAAAATCTAGATCGTATCTTTCTGAAACTTTTGTCAGCTCTTTTTTTAAGTTATCATGATCCCACAGCGAATACATGTCAAACTGATGACAGTTTACGTCTGCTAAAAACTTCTTGGCATTGTTCCACCATGTGTGATTTTCCATGTCATGGAACTGTATCTTTAGAAGTTCTCTTGCCACGCTTTTACTTGAGGTCACGTTGCCAAATGCTTCCTGCAGGAAAGTAGCATCGGCAAGATTGATAATATTCTCATATCTTTTTTGGTTATTTTCCCATCCTGGGTTCCTGTAGAATTTACAGCGTTCCACAAACAGCAGATCCTTAGGTTTAAAATTGATTACTACCTTGTCAGCATCTGAGTCCGGTGCGTGAACACCCTCGTTTATTTGGTGTCCCCTCCTAAATCTTCCGTCGTGTCCGGGATGATCAAAGAATCCGTGGACACGACCATCTTCGTCCCATGGGGAATCTACGTCTTTAAAGGGAGAGTCTTCGATGCACCTATAAAATAACCAACGCAAACAATTGCCAAAAGTGCCCGGCACATATATTACTTGAATTTTTTTCTGCATTAATCAGACACTACTTCTTTTTGTTCTTGTCTAATCGAACGACTTTGCCGTCTATGTCTTTAAGGTGTCCAACGGATTCTCTCTTGATGTCATGCACTGAGAAATTTGCCCAGTACAGCTCAAATGCCACACCGTCTTCCAGGCCTTCGAAACTGTGATACAGTCCAGGTTTTACCGCGGTGAAGTCGCCTGGGTTCAGTATTGTTTCGTCCACTAGGTCGTAGTCCTTCTGCCACACCCGGATCTTCATCTGTCCGCTCATGACATAGAAGCCATTCCATTTCCATTCGTGTAGGTGTTTTGAACACACTCCGCCTTTCTTGTAGTCGATCCTGTGGAACTCCAGTGAGTTGTTTGCGAGTATCAGTTCCGTTTCACCCCAGATTTTTCCTGCTTTTATTGTCATAAATTTTGTACCTTCCTATACTCTTATTATACAAGGTATTTAGATGAGTTGTCAATGGGGGAGCAAAAAACTCCCCCAATATTTTATATTAATGAAAACACTAACACGGCCGTTATGGCAAGTATTACTGCAACTATGCCAGCACCTGTGTAGATTTTGTTCATCATACTATTTGAGTTTGTAAGTCTTCTGTAGTCTCTTCAGTAAGATACCATATGCTGGTAGGAATACTAATAAGCCGACTGCAATTTTTATTACAACTTGAGATCCTGCGATCTCCACCCAGTTTGCCGCCATGTACTCGTCTGCACTGTTGTTGAATGCAACTGCAAAGAAAGTGTAAGTGTCGATGATGTTAGCCGCGATAGTTGATACCGCTGGTGCCAACCACCAATTGTTCTTGAACCCTTCTCTGATGTATTGGAATACATACACGTCAAGCATAGTACCGACAGCATAAGCAGTGGCACTTGCGAAACCAATTCTTACTGCGACCGATCCCGGTGCTCCTTCTGCCAACACAACTGCTATGGATCCGATTATTGCTAATGGATAAGCCGCCGCGATGGTTTGTCTTGCTATTGTTTTGCCCAGTAGTCTGACAGTCAAGTCAGTTGCTATTACTACTAATGGGAAAGTGAATGCCGCCCACGTTAATTTGACACCTAGTATTTCTACAGGTATTGCCACTAACGCATTTGAAACTGTAATCACTATCACGTGAAGTGCTACTAATTTCAACAGCATTGATTTGTCTACGTTTTTAAACATTAAATCTCCTTAAGGTTTTATTAATGTCAGTAATTGTAGCAGTGATTATTTGTTGTGTCAATACAACCTTTGGTCTACTTGTCCCAATCTTCCCATGGGAATACGATCCAACTGGGCACTTCGTCCTTGTTGATCTCGTAACCGTGGTAATCTACTTTGACCTTGCTTGGCTTGTTATTGATCAGTGCGGCAAATCTTATACGTTCTTCGTGTTTGCCGAAGTTGTCCAGTATGTATTGGAATGTGGCTCCCGAGTCGTTGATGTCATCTATGATCAATATTTTCTTTTGGAACGCAAATGCTTTTTCTAGCACACTTAAATTTGGTTTGGCAGTGTGATCTCTCAATCTTACATCTAATACTTCGTGAGCAGTGTTGAGTCTGTGAGAAAGATATACTCCTGGTATGCAACCACCTCTATTGATTCCTAGTATGACACTCGGCATCCAACCGGAGTGCACCATCTTATCCTCTATCTGGATCAGTGCGTTACGCATCTGTCCTGTGGTGAAATAATTTTTTTTAATTTCTTCGCTCATATTCCAAAATAGTAATTCATTAAACCCATTATCAATAGTGTAACAAGTACTGCATTCAGGAACAGCAGTGCCCTATCGTGCCATAGGTATCCTACCCATGCCCACCCTACTGTACCAACGAGTCCGAACCACATGTCAATATGTGGAACTGTGCCAACACTTCTGGCCGCAGTGGCTATCAGTATAAAGAAAACAGACACCCATTTCACGTACCAAGAAAGGTCTCCTTTGGGTGTGACCTTTTTGATTACCCTTGAAGAATTGAGTTTTTTTATCTTGTCGTCTAGTTTTTCTTTGATAGGTTCTATGTTATTTGGTGTAGTGTTCATATACCCTGTTGATTACGTTGTTGGTTGTTACGAAACTGGCACACTTGGCCATGTCTTTAAGTTTTCTTGCACCAATGTATGTACAAGCACTCCTTACTCCGCCTAATATGTCTTCCAATGTTGGTCCAACCGGTCCTCTGTGTGGCAAAGATATCAACCTACCTTCGTTGCCCCTGTATCCGTCCTTGCGTTTACCGTGTACTTCACGAGCTCTGTCTGAGCTCATGCCATAGAATTCTACTCTGCCGTTGACCACTGGCTGTTCTGATTCGTCATGACCTGCCAACATACCGCCTATCATCACCATGTGGGCTCCGCCACCAAATGCTTTCGCTATGTCGCCTGGATGCACACATCCACCGTCTGCCATTATGTGTCCACCAACACCGTTAGCGGCATCTGAGCATTCAACTATCGCTGAAAATTGTGGTACACCAACACCGGTCATTGTCCTTGTTGTACAAACCGATCCTGGTCCTATACCGACTTTTACTACGTCAGCACCACATATGATTAATTCTTCAACCATTTCTGGTGTAACAACATTACCTGCTACAATAGTCTTTGTTGGATATTCATCTCTGACCTTCTTGATAAAGTCTACGAAGTTTTGATGATATGCGTTTGCAACATCTACTGTGATCATTTTAACATCTGGAAACATTTCTAGTACTTTTTTCATGTTTGCCCAGTCTGGTGCGTCTGGATCAAACATCACATTGGTACCTGTACACACTGACACCGACTGCATTCTTAGTCCTGTGCCTGCGGCCGCTTTCCACTGTTCTGGTGTAGTAGTTTTTGTGATAACAGTCATCATCTTGTGTTCTTGCATGGCCTTTGCCATTGAGAATGTGCCAACACCGTCCATGTTACTTGCGAATATAGGAAGGAAATCCATAACTTTCCCTGAGTTTCTAAACGTAAACTTTCTAGTCATGTCTACATCTCTCCTGCTGGAAAGTGTAGAACGTTTAGGTTGTAGTAATACGTCTTCGAAGTTTAATTTTGGTTCAGTATTAATCCTCATTATCTTCCTTCTCTTTTGTTTTACAAATCTCTAGTACACTTTGGTAGTGTTCGTATGCTTGATTTAGAGCCGGGTATTTCTCTCGCATATCCATCTCGTCAAACATGTCTAGTTGTCCTATATCGTCATAACTGTATGTGAATCCGGCATCAAGCGTATCAACAGTTGATGTTGTCATTACCGGTCCACTCATAATTAAACCCTCACTGGTCATAGTGCTGGAGGCACTAAAGTCAGATTGTATGTTTGCCTGCTTTGCCTTCAGTTTCTTTTTACTTTTAACCATGGCCCTTCATACTCATACAGATTTTATAAAATTCATCTCTCGTTGCCGGATCATCTTTGAATGCACCCAACATTATTGCTGTGGTCATGTCTGATTCATGTTCTCTAACACCTCTGTGTGTCATGCAGTGATGTTCTGCCTTCACCACGACTGCGAGATTCTCTGTTTTTGCATATTTCTTCAATTCATCTGCAATTTGTGTTGTCATCTCTTCTTGTATCTGCGGTCGTTCCACAATGTGATGTACAATCCTATTGAATTTACTCAATCCAATTACTTCTCCGTTGGGGATAATACCTACCCATGCCTTGCCCACAATGTTCTGGAAGTGATGGGCACATGTTGATCTGATTGATATTGGACCACTGGTGTACATGCTCTTGTAACCCATGTTAGGGAAACTTGTAACTCTCGGTGCTGGTTTAAATCTGCCACCAAATGTTTCTCTGAGATACATTTTAGCCACACGTTTCGCAGTCTCATTTGTATTGTGATCGTTTTCTGTGTCGATAACAAGACTGTCTAACACACCTTGCAGTTTTTCCTGCACTTCTGCTTGTAATTGATCCAACTCTCCATCCTCTATGAACTCGGCGATGTTGTCATTGGAATGAAATCTTTTTCCTGCTTTTTTAATTCTCTCTTTTATCTTTTTACTGATTGGTCCTTCGGGTACCCAACTATCTTTTAATATATCTTCGCTCATTATTGTATTTCCTTCTTGTGTGTCTTGTTATACCATTGTACAGCAGTTGCCACCACGTTGTCAATTGAACTTTGCGTGGGCTCCCATCCTAGTACCTTCTTTACCTTATCAATATCTGCCACGAGATATGCTGGATCTCCTGGTCTGTTATCGTGCATCTCTATATTCATTTTACCTGTGTGTTTTTGCACGGTCTCAATAAGTTCTTTGTTTGATGCAGGTGCACCTGATCCTAAATTAAAAACTTCGGATACCTCATTCTCAGAAGCATAGTTCAAAGCCTTGATATGTGCGTCTGCTAGGTCCATCACATGCACGTAATCTCTAACACACGTTCCGTCTGGTGTGTCATACTTGTCACCAAAAATCTTAAATGTCTTGCCCTGCCTAGAGGCATCTATAGCCAAAGGTACAATGTGTGTCTCTTTTTCTCTTAACTCACCCACGTCACCTTCCGGATCCGCCCCAGCGGCATTGAAATACCTTAGACCAACACTTGATAAACCATAAGCACCTAGATAATCTTTACACAACATTTCCATCATCAATTTACTACTGCCATATGCACTAATGGGTTTAGCGACATCTGACTCTCTACATTTCCTAAAACCTGGATCACCGTATGTGGCCGCACTAGAACTATACACAAACGTTTTTACACCACACTCGATAAGTTTATCTAGTAAGGATACTGTCACAATAAAATTGTTTTTGTAATACAAGGATGGATTAGCAACACTTTCAGGAACACTAGTACTACCTGCAAAATGTATACAACTGGTTATGTTGTACCTCTTTATGAGTTCTTCAAGCCTGTCAACTTCCTGTGGGAGTTGTATGGTGTGAACTGGACCATATGATTTAAGACCTTCTCTGTAATGACGATCTACCGTTACTGGCAGATAGCCATTCTTGGCTAGTAGTTTGCAAGTGTGCGAACCCACGTAACCTGCTCCGCCTGTTACTAGAACAGCCTTGCTAGAGCCTTTAATATTTGGGTTCTGAAACTGGTGTCCTGTAGTGTCTTCCATCTCTTCTCCATTGTTCTCCCTTGCCTGTCATAATGTCAATCATCCTGTCTATGGTACCGTCGGTCCAGTCAGAAATCTTGCCTATACTAGGGGATGGTTTGCTTAATAATACTTCTAGTTTGTTGATTGCGTCTTCCATTGACCATGGAACATACATTCTCGTGTGATCATTTGCGAAAGTCTCTGGGAATGATCTGTATGCCGGAAACAGTGTGTTGCAACCCATTGCGTCTGCTTCTGACACTGTGTTTGAAACCCAGTCCTGTAAAGCACAGTTGAACATCACTCTCGAGTCTGCAAGTAGTTCGTAGTACTCGTTCTTCTTCAAGTTCTCATGTATGGTCAGTGTGCCTTGCTCCGCAAGATATTTGGCTTCGTCTACAAAGAATTGGTTGTTTGATCTCAAAGGACCACCTTGACATATCGCGAATTCAACATCTGGGTGTTTCTCTTTGTATTTCAATGCCAGCGTCATGTAGAATTGTGGCTGTTTCTCTTGATCCCATCTCGCTCCAAAAATCACTCTCTGTTTCCTTTCAATGAAAGGCTTCCTGTCTGGAACTCTACCTTGCACCTCTTCCTTGCCAAAGCTCAATCCTGATATGTTGTATATGGGAGCAGACCAGTTTGCTATACGCATATGCGCCACCATCTCTTCATTGGTTGCAAGTATTTTTACATTAGGCATTTCATTACACATCTGTTCATACATGCTCATCCATTTGCTCATGCCCCATACGTGTACGAAGTCATCTGGATCTATGGCCTGTGCTAGACATCTCAGATATATCGTTGGTCTGTGTTTCTCTTCAACTTGATGTAATATGTAGGGCAATGATTCCATGCCCGGCTGGAACATGTCCTCAAAGAATATCACGTCCTTGTCTGTGACCTCTCCATTACGCATCATCTGGACTAGATTCATCATCTGGCTCATGCCAAAGTATGACCTTCCGTGTGCGTCCAGCACCTGTCCAACACTGATCGCTTTAGTATCGTCTATTGTAGTACCTGGTACCACAACGTAATCAATTCCTCTTTTCTTGTATGCTCTTTCAGTCCAGTCTTGTAGTTGTAAAGTGTATCTGCCTTCGTATGGCTCTAGGCCCATGTAAAATATTTTCAAAATACCTCCTTATAAAATTGTTGGAAAATTTTGCTACTGTCTATGTTTCTTCTTTTGTCCATTTTTTGTAATTCTTGCTTCGTGTTAGTAATACTAGCATGAAAAGTTGTATCAGTCAAATAGGAAAGCACATTCTCATAACTATTCTGTAACAAAAATCCAGGCTTTTTGTTTATCTGCTCTTGGAAAAGAACTTTACACTCATCGAGAACTTTGTTTGGTAAGTTCAATATATTGAGTGCGATTGGCGTGTATAAAGGACCTAGCACAAAACTATTATTATGGAACCCTATTGATTTGAAAAAATCTATCGTGTTGAATATGGATTTGTAGTTTAACACAAAGTATAACATGTTTAATGATATCTTGTGATCAATCTTTCTAATAATTTTAAGGTTATCCAAGAACTCTTGCCATGCTCCGTGAAATCGTATGTACTCAAATTCTTCTTCAATTGATTCCACACTCACGGTCCAATGCACATTCTTAAATTGGCATAGTAAATCAAACACTCCAGTTCTTGTCTTACTTAGATTTGTGTTCACTCGTATGTGCACCTCTGGATTCTCTTTTAGTAATAGTTCGAGAAATTCCTTGTTTTCCTTCATGAGCATGGGTTCTCCGCCTGCTAGATAGACATTTCTTAGGTCCTTGATATTAGAGTATAGGTATTTTTTCAGGCTGTCTTTTGAATTTTGGTCTTTTGGCACCTTTTCGCCTAACTCGGTCGCCCATTTACTGCTGTACATAGATCCGCAATAGACACAGGCAAAATTACACTTGTTGGACCATCGCACGTCCACGTGATGTAACTTGAAGTTGTCAGCACTTTCTAATAGGTCTTTGGATAGGTGTGGAGTAATTTCTCTAGCATAATACAATCTACTGCTGAGAGATCCAAAGTCTTTGGCTCTATGTTTCTCCTGCAGGTAACAGCCTTCACAATTCTTAGGAAATTTTCCTTCTAGCATCTCTTGCCTTAGACTAGAGTTTTTTTCTACGAGTTCTTGTATGGAGTTTTCTTTGAGACTACCTATTACTTCTTTACTGATTATACAGTTCTTTACGTCTCCGTTTGGATCTACTTGAAATCCGGTCCACGGGATCACACAGAAGTTTTTATCTAGTACACGTCTTGACATATTACTATTTAGATGTAATTTGTTTCTGGTAAAATTTTATTCTTACTTGTCTGCAAAATCGTTATACAGAGTGTATTTGGCAGTCAATTCATCGCCTGATCTGATTGGTTTTGTGGTCACCAAATACTTTACAGGCAGTTGATGCCAAAAGCCTGCAACATTCTTGCAGTTAGGATTATCAGAATGATTGTAGAATGCACCTAAGGCTGTCCTTATGCTACCATGTGGGAAATTCTTATTGAGCACGTGTACTATCCCTAGCACCACATCCTCATCAAAATCTCTTGTCGCAAACAGACCCAGTCCTTGTACAGCAGACTCCTTAATAGTTAATCCATCAGGTAAAGGTTTATACATTTGACTTGATAAAATCTAACATTGTTTTTGCGTCAGAGACCTCAAATGGGTCGGTGTCATCACTTGAATTATTTTGTCCTTCTTCAACGAACTGTTTGATTATCTCACCATTGTCAACTAGCATTGAGTATCTCCAAGATCTCATACCAAAACCCTGTGCTGGTTTGCTTACAAGGAATCCTGCCCCTTGCGTGAAAACGCCTTCACCATCGCCCAGTGGTTTTACTTTCTTGACATCTTGATTTTTAAACCATGCGTTCATCACAAATGCATCATTAACCGACAAGCAATATACTTCGTCTATGCCCTGTGCTTTGAACTCATCGTACATTTCCTCGTATCCTGGTAGTTGTTGTGAACTACAAGTTGGTGTAAATGCTCCTGGTAATGCAAATACTACAACTTTCTTGTTGTCAAATATTTCTGCTGTATCTAGATCTTTCCATTCACCGCCTATGAATCCACAACCGCCTATTGCAGTTTCGTCGCCTGTTCTTGTTTTAAAGTTAGTGTATGGTACTCTCATATTATTTTCTCTCCTTGACTAATTTAACCTTACCTTGGTCTGTGTGTTTTATTTTGTGATTGTTTTGTACAGCAAGTTGTAGGAATGTTTCGTATTTTTCTTCTTTGACCATCAGTGTTATACACTCATCAAGGTCTTCTCCTACATCTTCATATCCTGCGTATGCCCAGATAAAGTCCTTGCCATACTTCATGCCAAGGTTACCTGCTGTTGTGCAGATGTTAGCCACTGCGTCAACTGTATCATATCCAGCATTCAACCCGCCGCCCTCTACAGGCAAGTGTCCCATTCTAGTTGTCGCTCTCTTTTGTTGTATATGAATCTCTTTCATTATATCCCGCCCATTACTGGTACTTCGTAAACTGCATGGCTTCCATTTTCACCATCTTCACTTACGTCTATCTCAATTTTTCTACCTGGATACTTCTTTGTTATGGCCATGTACAAGTCATCACTCATCATCTCACATGATTTGTAATCCAGTTTCATTGTGCCGTCCGCATACATGTTCTCGATCCATCTCTTGAACTGTATGAATTCTATATCCCTGTCGTCATGTGTTACTTCTATTGCAACTTTGAAATGGAATATGTGTCTGTGTACGTATCCTAGGAAACTTACATCATACTCGTCACCTGTTGCAAGTTTAGGATCATCCAGAGCCGCCGGGTATTTGTGCAACCCTTCTTTTCTAAAAGTAACCCATATCATTTTATGACCTTTGTTGGCTTGTTCTGTTAATGCTTGATCCCTCATTTGTTCAGTACTCATTTTTTCCCCTTTGTTTTTAGTCTTGCTTCTAATCTTTTTACTTTTGCTTCCAGTTCCTCGACTCTTCTCACGTAGTAGTCTGTGCCATGCAATCCCATTTTCTCTAGATTTTTATTGTGTCTGTTCCATTGGTTGAAAACAGCAACACCTTCCTTGTAATCAATATCTTCTTTAGACTGCTTTTTTGGCATTGTTCTCCTCTATCGGTTCATCCTGTTTGTATTCATCCCAAGATGTGAATCCTGCACTTTGTTTGAAATGGTTCATGCTCATTGTCCACACACCTGGTCCTGTTGCATTGAAATCTACGTCATCTACTTTTATACATAGATTATCATCCTCCTCTGAATTAGGGAATATCACAGAACAGAATGGTATAAACTTCTCCTCTTTCCATATGTCTTTGAATCTTTCCTTGACTTCTGTGTGTACGCTGTGTTGATAGTCTATCGTGCACCAGTAACCGCTGTCCATTAATCTTTTAATCAGTTGTGATGTGTTGGCTATATTGTGCATGAAACTTCTGTTTGCTCCAAAGTAAATTGCTTCTGCATTGACCTGTTCTGCTAGTTCTACTATCTGATCAAACAGTAAATCATTCCTCGCAAGGAACAATGTTTGTTTACCAAGTGCGGGTGTGTGCTCTATCTCTAGACCTGAAAATACACCTACACTATCACTTTTGCCTGTCTTGTAATCTCTGTCCATGTTATTATTATATTACTGTTTGATCAACTTGTCAACGTGGCTTTTGCCTTTGCGATGGCATCTTTAACCATTAGTTTGGTCCTCTTCAGCCTTGACAAAATATCCTTACTCTCGGTACTCCTGTCTTTGAGCCTGTCTTTGGTAAGTTGTTTTACCTTTTTGTCGAGATATATGTGTTCTTCCTCGAGTTTCTCGAGTTTTTTACTTCTTCTCTTTGCTATTCTCATATTATTCTCCTAGTTGTTTTAATTCAGGTAATACATCTATCAATTTCTGTGATCGCAAACGATCTAGGGTGTTCATCCTCATTATAAATTCATCTACATGTTTGGTATTATCAATATTATTTTCTAGAAACTCCTTGGTCTGCTTTAATGATCTAGCAAATTCGCCATGTGCAATATTACTAAACTTATCGTCATTTAATATGGTGCTTGTTTTGAGATAACTCTCTATGTCCGCTATTGCTTTCTCTTTCATAAATCTCGGAGCGAACATTGGATCTAGGTATCTAGGATGTTGTACAAGTTGAAACCATACTCCTGCAAACTGTTTTGGGTTACTGGCAATATACTCCTCAACAAATTTGAACATTTCATCAAGCCTTGTCATATTCAACCACTGAACTGTTGTGTTTAATGCGATTCCAACATTGTTTTGTCCTATAGTGTATAAATTTTCTTTGACCTTTTCCCAGTTAGATGGAAACCTTATATAATTTGCTAGATCGCCTGTGCCATCTATGGATACACTGAAATGTACATTGTTAAAGTCTTTGACTACTTTCAAGAAATCCTTGTTCACGTTTGTTGCATTTGTTGTAAAGATTAAATCTATATTTTTACTGTAGCCTGTTTCTATTATTCTCTGTATGTAATCTAAATTACGTTTAATAATTGTGGGTTCGCCACCTGTCATAAAAACCCTCTTCACATACGGAATCCAATTATCCAGTGATTCCCATGTGTCGTCGTCGAGCTCGATCAATTTTTTATCTGGTTTGTCCTCGCCCCAATTCTCGTCCGGATTTTTCAATATTTCATCTGCAATCTGACTACTCCATTCACTTACACACATCCTACATTTTAAGTTACATAGATTACCCAGTCTCAGGTCAAGGTAAAAAGGTGTATCATGTATTTTTCCTTCTTTTACTTCTTGTATGTGTTTTTCGTATATTTGATTGCTGTGCTGTCTAAGACTGCTGTAGCCTCTTTTTTCTTTATCCCAACAATCCCAGCAACCTCTGTCCTGCTTGTTGTCGAGGAAATTTTGTCTTATGTTTTTTAATTGTTCGCTATGCCAGTATTGTTCTTTTGAATTGACCTGCAGTTCTCCAGTATATGCACAGCACGGAGTTATTTTGGTTGGAGTAACAAAGGCGTGTACAAATGGCATAATGCAAAAATTGTCTGCCATACTGCTATTTATTCGAACAATGAACTGAAATTGTTCGTTCCTTTCCCACCGCCTGTGGCTCTAGCCCACCTGTTACCTCTTATATCTGCTAGGTAACTTGATGCGTTTGAGATTACATCCATTGGTTTCTCACTAGTGAATACCTCTTCCACCAAAGTGTTGAAGTACAGTATGTTCCTCGGAACGTAAATGCTTGGCTCATCAGTCTTGTCACTCGCTTTTGTTTTTCTCCAGTGTTTCACTTCTGGTCTGTGTTTCCTTGATTCTATGTCGTTCAAATCGTTTGCTATTTGTATTGCTCTGATCTGATTGTATACGTTGTGTGCCATCATTAACACGTAACTGAAACTGTCCCAACTAGTAGCACCGATTTTGCCATTCTTATTCATATCCTGCTCACCATACCAACAGACATCTTTCATTTTCAATCTACGTCCAATACCGCTATCAAATGGAAATTGTATATCAGATCCTTTCAATGTTTTATCATCTGGAGCCTTGTCCATTACAAATGACCATCTGTCTGGTGTAAATGAGTTGTGTGTGTATACAAGTCCATTGGCAGTTGATAAGAATGCAGATGCACTATCAAAACTTATTGTGAAGTTAGGATTTATATGTTTTCTAACTTGCCTTTGTACCTGAGTAAGATAACAACCCCAATCCATTTGTGATGTTCCTAGTACGTGCATCCAATCTTTGCCGTCAAGTTTCTTCTCATCTCTCATTATGATCAATCTTTTTAGCATGACTTCCATGTCGCACATGTTAATACCGCCCATTGCCCAGCCTTCAAATTCGAAGTCTTTGACAGCATCATACCATATCTGTGCCGTGTTCCAGTCGTCGCCTTGCAACACATTTAATAATTTTGTTTGTCCTAGTCTGTTCTTCTGGAAGAACTTGTTATTGTATATTGTTCCGTCTAGTGTGTCTTGAAAACTTGTTAATCCTGTTTTAGGTGAGTTAAGATCATCTGCCGCCCATGTGGGTACGTCTAGTGTCATTGCCCAATCGCTTGTTAATTCTAACCAATTAAGTATGTCTGATCTCACTTTGTTTGCTTTGTTACCCTCGAAATCTTTCCAGTCAAACTTAATTACACCTTTTCCTATCTGATATCCACCCGAGTCGCCGACTATTGTGCTGAACTTCCTATCTCTGTTGACAAACATGTGATCTCTGTCATTAACCTTCTCCATGTCCAAGCAGGCATGCCCTGCCGAGTACAATGCTGTTGGATAAGTGAACATACCCTTGTCTGGATTGATAAAGTTTAATCCTTCAACGCCATTGTCAAAACCATTTGGAATTCTCTCTTCCGAGATGTGTTTGCCTTCTGAAACTCTCTGCTTACTGATAAACGTGTTGTAGAAGTTTGAAATAGCAGGCAGGAACACTGCGAAGTCTCTGCTCAACTCCCCTAAATGCTCCTGCTTGATATTTTCTGTCGTCATTATTGCGCCTGTGCTGGTATGATGTATTGATACTTGCCTAAGCCTGAATCAACAGAGACCTGCATCGCACCCTCGTTAGAGAAGTGTAATGTGACCTTTGCCGAGTCTGAAAGTTTAAGTATTTGTAGCACCTGTCCTACGGGCCAACTCCAACCTTTGTTAAGTGTTCCCTTAACGTCAGTTGCAAACGTGAACTCACCACCATGCGATGCTTGATCACCAAAAGTGAAAATCAAGTTTCCATCCTCAGTTCTCACAACGAATGAGTTGTGTTCAGTGTTTGCTGTTGCCTGGAAGTTGAATCTTTGCACACTTGCCACTGAAGGTTCGATCTCAACGTCCCACGTAACACCTTTGAACTTCACGGTCTTAAGTTTCTCATTGATAATCTCAGCATTCATAAATCTGTAGTCATTCTTGAAGTCACCCTTTTCATTCTCAAAATGGATTCCTGTAGGAATGGTTGCACCGTTTCTCTCACCGGACAACACAGTTATTTTTGCTTTCTCCTTGTACTCTGGACACTTCAAGTGGATGTCTAACTTACCCATTTGAGGCATACCAAACGTACCAGACATTTCTGTCTCTGGCTTGTGGAAAGACCCTTGTAAGATCACAGATCTGTCTTCTGCCATACTGTCAATTGACGTCTCTTTGTCGTCGCCAGTAATTTTAACAAGATCTAAGAACCCCAGTCCATGCGTATGTTTAACGATGTCTTTTAAGATGTCTATCATAATGTTCTTATTGTATAGGATATTTAGGTCTTAGTCTAGTGTTATTTCAGAAACTTTGTACACTGCTGGATTTTGTTTACCAGATTTCTTGAATATAGCATAACTGGCGCCAGGTCTAAATTGGTTCATCTCTACTATTTCGTAACCCTCGTCTTTGATTATCTGTGTCATTGCAGTCTTGGTATTATAGTTCCAATAACCACGTTTTGCTTCATGTAGGTCCATGTCATAATGACAGTCTGCATATTGTATGAAACAATAACCACCTGGTATTAGCACTCTCTTGATATCTTTAAGATATTGTTGTATGTGTTTCTGTGTGAAGAAAACAAATGTGTCCCAACTGAATACAAAATTACAACTGCCCTGTGGTATATTTGAACATTCTGTGTTATTGGTCTTATAGAATTTCAAATGTTTCCTATGCATAGCAGGGAACTTTCCTGATATTGGGGGAATAATCTTGTGTGTTATGTCTAAGAAGAAATTAGTCCTCCATGCCTTGAACTCCGTGGAAAACATTCCATTGCCTGGACCAATCTCTAGGCTGTTGTAAAGGTTAGTCTTTGCAAATTGAAATATTTTGGTTCGTATCTGCCTTAAGAGTGCAGAATCAACATTAGGATTTTGTTTTTTTTGCTCTAGATCTCTAGCGAACCATTCCGGAGTCTTGTCCATCCTGTCGATCACCTCACTGTTGTTGGCGTCTACGGCCAATGCAATATCCTTTAGGATCTTGAGATTTGAATCTACCAACTCCTGTAGGTCCTCTTTTTTAACTTTTTCTAGTTTTTCAATTAATAATTTAATTTCTTCTATGCTTAACATAACAGTATTTAGAATTCAAACAGTTTATTAAATGTGTTACTGGTTTCTGTCGATTGTACGTCCCAATCCAGCACACCAATCAAATTATCTAGTTTTTGATCTAGTATTCCAGTTTCCATAGAATCACCGTCGAACGGCAGTTCCTTGAACCACTCCGGTATACGCATCTCATCCACAGGATATGCTATACTTGTATAGCCTAGTGGATTCTGTTTCAATTTACAAACGATAACTTTTGCACCATCTGTTATAGGCATTGAATATTTGTCACCATACATTTCTCTGCACCTGTTCCAATTCATACTTGCTCTAACATGCCCGGGCATATTTGCTCTACCGGCCTTTTCCTCGGCCGCTGTGTACTTGGTCATGTTGTTCGCTCTCTTGGGAGATCCTTTCTCCCAGCCTGGCATGGCTTTGAACTCTGCCCTGAATGTGCTGATTCTATCTAGTACGTCCTTCTCATCTTTTCCTTGCAACACCATGTACAGTATTTCACTCAGGAAGTCCTGTACGAATACAGGTGTGTCTGATCGTTTAAGATCTAGTCCCATCGCTTTCATCTTGCCATCCTTGCCCTCGACATCTGCACGTTTACCCTCTTTGTCATAGTAGAGTACAGCATATCTTTTCTTTGTGATAAACAATCCTTTTGATGCAACAAGTTCTCTACCTGCCGCGATGACTTCTCCACGTGTGCTTGGCGTATGGAATGCCTTGGTCATAAATGATTTGAATGAGCTGTTAACCTCATCTGCTATTTTGTCATAAAGTGCTACAACAGAATCTTTGGTCCATGATATAACACCTTCTTTTATCTCTTTCTGCAGTGTCTTGAATGCTGAGAAGTAAACGGAATCTGTGTCTCCGTACACAATGCTTTCACCTTTATGGTCATACTGTCCTGTCACAACCTCGTTGACCTTACTGGCCATGTGTTTCGTGATACATCTTCCTGTGAGTGTTACACTTTGTCCAATCCTCATGTCAAAGAACCTGCACCCAGGGTTTAGGATTGCCCCATACAGACTGTTCAAGTTGATCTTTTTGACCAACTGTCTCTTGTCCCAATACTCTCTTTCGATTTCGTTATCTCCACAATCACGCATCTTCCTTTGCATTTCTTGTCTCTCCTCATACCAACGTTTCAACAGTCCTGGAATGATTGCTTCGTATTCGTATGTGAATATTGTACCGTTCGCACTCAACATCCATTTGTTGTTACCGTCAAACACCAACTCATACAGTTGTGCCGCCGACATCCTGACGCTAGTATCATCTCCCCAGTCCACTATGATCTCCGTGCCTTTCTCTTGATTCATTACTGCAACATATTCCCAACTGCCAAATTGGCTGTCCCATGCCGCCGCGAATGATTTCTTTGCATGTTTGGCCCTGTTTATCTCTGCAGATGTTATCACAGGTCTTATTTGTCCTATGATTGTTTCCGGTCCCATGTTCAGTGCCCTAATTACGGAAGGATACAGCGAGTTGATGTCAACAGATCCTATCCAGTCGTGTATTCCTTTTTGTGGTGTTGCCACGTGGGCTCCTGCCGCCGGTTGATTCTCCTCACCGTCTTTCTTGTATTTCCTACCTGGGACGATCATGCCACGTCTGTGCGTCTCGTTCACGATCGCTTGTTCTGTTACTGCGACCGCACCCATTGTTGTTTGTAGTAGTACAGTGTTTTGGTGTGCTATCTCATTGGCAAGTTCTATAAACTTCAGTTTCTTCTCCAGTTTGGCCAACAGTGCAGTATCCTGTCTGTTGTATTCTATGAACAGGCCAAAGTCGTTCTTGTACAAGTTATCAAGTGAACCTTCGTAAATTGTTTTCCGCTCGTCTAACTCATGCTCGCCTATCGCATCTAGTCTAAAACTGTGTCTTTCCTCGTATGTGTATTTCCTATATAGTTCCAGCAAGTCCAGGTGTACCCGTCCCACTAGATCAAAACTCAACTGTTCTCGACCATACTTCTCAAACACCCTCTTTCTAGGCTTTTCACCCCAAAAACAAAGACGTCTTGTGTCATCTGAACTCAATACTTTCTGTATTCTACCCACTGTGTACGGAATATCATAACCTTCGCTGTTCCATCCTGACAGTATGTCTGCGTCTTGCACTAATTCTAAAAATGCATCTAGCATGTCCTTCTCTTTTTCAAAGAGCATCGTGTTGTCAAATCTCTTGGTCAGTTCTTTTGCATCATCCATGCTGATTGTTTTAGGAGGTACTGCGAATGTGACCAGTTGGTCCGTCCAACTCATGTAACAACTTATGGCAGTTATGGGCATGAACGGATCATCTGTTGTTGAATAACCCCTCTCAGGATCAAAGTCGACTTCGATATCAAAGAACATCGTGTTCAACTTAGGAGTCTCTTTGCCCAAGTAGTTCTCTTCAAGACATCTGAACACAGGATTTATATCATGCTCGTAAAGTGTCTTGTTGGATCTGATCCTCTGCTCTTTTATGAATTCTTTCTGTGTTGCACACTGGACTCTCTGTAAGGGTGCGCCAGTCATTGATCTGTGTTTACCCCTTGCGTCCTCGTAGTAGAAAACATACCTTGCATCGTACTCAACGAACACACGACCTTTTTTAGGATCACGTTCTACAACGTATATCTTGTCTTCGTCTCTTTTATATAATGCATCTATGTAACTCATCTTACCACCATCCTGCGGCTACGCCGTATCCAAATATATTAACACATGCAAAGTAAAAAGTCAAAATCATTACCCATGCCGCACCTCTTCTGTATGATGCATAACATTGTGTCAATGCACCAACTAGGAATCCTGGATACACTATTAACATGTTAGGATTTCTGGCTTCTATTGCTAGGGTCATGCTGGCCGCAACTGTAAACACGAAACTGACTAGTTCAAAGTAGAATGCAGTAGTATCGGATTTATAACTGTGGAGCCAGAACGATCTGACTCGGTCTAGCATTAAAGTTTGCCGGCTGTGTTTAGTATGCTTTCCAGCGTGTCCATCTCGTCAGCGATGTTCTGGTAGTTGCCTTTGTGTGCAACGGATATCGCCTTGTTGATAAGTGCTGGTTTCAATTCTAGTTCTTCTGAGATTGCTTTTACTGTGTCCTTCAATCCACCTTTCAAGTCCTCTACTTCACCTAGTACCTGTGAGCCTTGGGAAATGATTTGAATCAATTTCTGCTTTTCAGCATCATTAAAGTTTCTTACTGCCATTTGTTTCTCCTGTTGTTATCCAACAAGTATATAACAGAATTGTAAGGAATGCAAATTATTTTTTCTTTTTGGTGTTGACGTTTATTGCTTTACCACGTCTGTCCGGATTTGGATCTTTTCTTCTTTTCCTTGATGCCGCACTTGCTCTGCCTTTTTTACCCAGTGCGTGTGCCTTCTTGGCCGGTAAGCATTTAGGTTTACCTTCACCCTTGCTCTTGCCACCACATGCTCCTCTGATTTTACCACCTGGACCCATTCGTACCCATTTGTCTTTAAACCACTTCTTTAAGTCTTCGTTTAGTGATTCGTGTAGTACAAGACCGTGACAGTTAACGCAGAAGTCAACATGTTCTTTTTTAACGCAGTTGGGTACACGTTTGCCGAACATGGTCTTCATGCCCTTCTTGGTGTAGCCCTTCCAACACTTCTCTGTGATTATCTCGCTGGCTCTCATTATTTCTTCTTGCTGTTGCCCCAGTTGGCCGCACCTTTTTTACGACACTGCACTAATGCACCACTGGCGTAGGCCGATGGCCATACTTTGTATCTTGATTTTACTTTGTGATAGCAGGCGTCTTGTTTCTCTGCTAGTTGTTCGAATTCTTGTTCTGTGATTCCTGTGACTTCAGTGATCTTCATGTTACCACTTCCTACATGACCAATATCTTGCTTTGGTCTTTGGTCCTGGGTTTGCACAGTTGTGACGTGCTCTAAATGATTTTCTTGCTTTTGGATTAGATTTCCTAATTCTCATTGTTTTTCTTTTTGCACTCGTACCGCCATGTCCAAAGTTTACTTTTTTAACATTGCCTGTCTTTGGATCCTTAACGTACACTTTGAATTTTTTAGTGTCACCACGCATGGGTTTGTTAAGTGGAACTTTCCTGCCTTGGTACTCTGCGTCAAATAAATCTGTTTCGTCTTCTGGGAAACCTAGTGAACCAAGCACTTCCTCGAAGTCCTCGTCCTCTGCTATGTCAAACTCATCACCCTCTGGCATTGGTTGATAGTCGTCGTGTAGTGCAGTTACTACATCAAGTAATTGATTTAAACTGTCTTTAGCAGTATCTAATTCATTGTTATCTAAATTATCTATAATAGATTGCACAACATCTTTTTTAGTTGTCATTCCATTAATGTTAAATTCTTTATCAGGGTTTTTATATAAACCAGGCTCGTCTTCTGAAACTGTTTCTTCATTCTCTTTTGGTGCTTCCTGCACTGGTGCGTTCACACCGTCAATCCTGTTTATGATGCTTCTGATCTCCACCATTGATTCTGCTATGGCCTCTTGTCCCAACTGCATCTGTGTCTTGTCTTTTGAAAAAGTCATGGTTTTTGCCAGTCCCCTGCTACCCGCACTTGCCGGTGACTGGATCTGTTTGCCCGCGGGCACGTGCCCTGTGTCAGTCATTGCCACTTTGGCGTCTATGTATGATCCGTAGTTGTAAGGTATTGAGCTCATGTACAGTATTTATTTCCATATCACCATCTTGAAACGTTCTTTGTCTATGCCAAAGAATTTAGTTTTCCATGCACTCTGCTCAAAAAAGCCCAATTCATGCCATTCTGACTTGCGTTCCAGCATGGTCTGTGCCCGTTCATCCCAGTCCTGGTTCTGTAGGAACTCATCCATGATCTCTTTCTTGTCGGCCACTTCGTTGTAGTCGAACCCGTCATACTCCCAATGAAGCAGTTCAAACACGTTGCCCTCACGGTCACAGTAGTCTATTGAGAAATCCAGTCCCCACTTGGGCCTCATGGCAGTCAGTTTATGGAAGTGTGGCCTGTAGTCGGCCCATGTTTCAAGTTGTACCAATGCGTCACCTGAATATCCCTTGCGTTCAAACATGTAGGCATGGTTGATGTGTGGACCGTATTCCGTGTCATCTGCAGTGAACCATGGTTGACGTAGTGTGATGTGTTCTGAATTCCTGTGTCGTGTGGTAATTGCATCGTTGGCCACAGCATATAGTTGTTCCAACTTGGTGAGATCGTAACCGTTCTGGTCAAACATTTCTACAACGTCTTTGGGCGGACATGCGAATATGCTTTTTATACGCTCACTCCAATAAGGATTGGTGTTGAACTTGTTGTCGGTCAAGTGTAACTGCATACACTTATTTAATTTTTTAGATTATTTTTTGTCTGCTGGATCTAGATCGTTTGTGAACTTGTCTTCTGCAGATGCTTCTATTTCTACTTCTTCACCTTCGTCAAACTCTGGGTCTAACATGTCTACTTCACCATCCGTGTCTAGTTCGTCGGATTTGTCTTCTGCTTCTTCCTCACCGTCTTTTTCTGGTGTGTGTGGTTCTTCTTTGTTCCTGTCGTAGTCTACAAAGTCTTTTACTTTCTCGTCAACTTTTTCTTCTGGTGCTTCGGCCTGTTCAGCGTCTGCTATGATCTCAGTAGTCTCTGGAGTCTTGATGAGAATGTTTGATGATTCCTCGTTGTAAACTGCTTCATTGTCTGAGATTGTGTTGTACAGTTCCACGAGAGCAGAATCTTCTGCATCTTTGATGTACTCTGCGATATCTTTTGTGATAACTTCTCTAAATGATTTTGAGTCATACGTTTGTTCTTCTTTTTGTTCCGTCTTCAGTTCTGCCAACTGTGCTTCCAATTCTGCTATCTTGTCTAATCTATTTACTTCCTCATTAACTTCTTTCTTGATTGAAGTCGCTATAGAGTCATCTGCGTCTGATTCTTTTATTGCTTTAGCAATACTTGATTCCGATTTTGGTTCTGCTGTGATAGACTCAACGAGTGCTTTTGCTTTCTTTGAGTGCTTTGCAGGTTCCACATATTCTTTGATTCCTGCCAATTTGGCTATGTCAGCCAATGAAACTTCTTTGTCATCTAACACTTTTGGTGCTTTGCCAACTGCTTCCATCATGGACTGTCTTTCCTGCTCTGGAGTAATGTTGCTCATCGCGTTTAAACGTCTTACTAGGTTTGCGAAACTGTTGTCGGCTGTGCTCATATGAAGTATTTATATTTGTTATATGTTTATTTAAGGCGTTGTTTTAGGTTTACTGCTAGTTTTGACTCGTATGCCATGCCCTCTGTCTTCATGAACTTGGCGTATTTGTCCTGCATGTCCGCTACATGCGATAGATCCTTGCCAGAACTCAGTCTAACCTTGGCATCTGACAGATCTTTTTCTATCATTTTTGCCAGTTCTGTGTTGCCCGAATCTTGTGCCAGTTCCAATGCTGTGTTCATGGCTTTGACAGCCGGTATTGAATTGTCTATTGCATTGTTAATTGAGTTGGCTCCGGCCAGTCCTGCCACAATAACTCCCGCCATTGCTAGCCTTTTACCCCATTCTTTTATGCCTTCGTCGAGTTCTGCCTCTCTCAACTTATCATAGTTCTTCTTAAAGAAGTGCTGTGCCAATCTCTCGTCTGATGTTTTGTATGCTGACTTCTCGTGTTTGTCCAACACGTCATAAACTTGCTTGCCATCCTTGCCTTTGTACATTGAAATGTAAGGTTTTATATATGATTCTTCATTGGCGTGTATGGCCGCTTGTTGTTTCTGACGCATAGGATGTCCTTTACCATGGATACCTTTCTTGCGTCCGTCACCTTCGTCTGTGCTTTTTCTGTTCTCTTTTGCCATCTCTTTCTCAACTTCGTTCACTCTCTTCTTAAGAATTCTCATCATGCCAGGTTTAGTGTCAACATCTTCTGCCCTGCATTTTCTCTCCAATATTTCGTCTAAATGCTTTTGTATGATTCCTGCGTGTCTCTGCACCAACGCACCGTCCAGCTCTTCTCTGTATGGATTTAACTTCTGGTAGTCCTCGTAGTGGTACACTGCCTGTAGGTAGTCTGCCGCTAAATTAAGTTTAGTCTGCACCCAACCCTCTAGGTCGTCACCTTTGTTAATCATGTCCAGTAGTTCAATTGCCATCTTTGCAGTTGCGTACAACTGTGATTTGCTCATGTGTCCCTCGCCAGCGTCCTCGTTGGCTGTCCTAAGTGCGTCAGCAACGTCTGGCTGTTGTGACAGACCTTTCCTGACTTTCTCTATGGTGCTGGTTGCCTTGGACATGTTGTCCTTGTTCCTCTTGTCGAACGCTATGCCCTTGGCCATCTTGATCTCTTTATCCGTGGCCGGAGTGTCTTCCTTCTTAATCATGTTTGTGTTGGCTTTCTTGCCAGCACCTAATTTGTCTGCAATTCTATTTCCTATTGCATTTCCGGCACCACTGGCCGCCGCTACACCTAATGCCATAAGTGGGTTTTCTTTTACACCTTGCATGGTGCCTGTGCCTTTGGGCATTCGTTTCATCTCTGACATGCCGTCGTCATCGTAAGTGCCTACCTTGGAACCTGCCGTGTAACCGTGTACGCTCTTCACATAGTTTGATGCTAGATCAATCTTCTTGGCCACCCAAGATTCCATCTCTGCACCATCGTCTATCATGTTGTGTATCTTGATTGCGTGTGTGCCAATTTTTAACAATTGGTTCAGTGCCATGCCCGCTTCGTATGTGTCCGGCTTTGGTTCCGGCTTCTGCATCATGTCTGATAATTCGTTGAACTTCATGTTATATAAAGGCTACGTGTGTTAATTCTGGATGTGTTTTTTTAATTCTTACTGCTTCGTCGTGGTACATCTTGATCTCTTTGTCGTTGTGACCAAACTGGCTCAATTTGCCTATGAATGTGTTGATGTCTATTGGACCCGAGTTCTCGAAGTCTGGATCCATTCCTACCTTGCTTAAAAATTCTCTTGCGGCGAAGTTGCTTCTGTGTGGAGTTTGTGTTTCAAAACCATCCGGGTATGTCCATCTGACACCACCATCCGGGTCTTTCTCTTTCATGTATCCCATGAAATCTGCACCTTCTCTTATGAATTCATTTGCTTTCATACCAATATTTATGCTTCGCAGGCCTCACACCTACACTGCTTACAAACTTCAATTTCGTGTGTTTTTGAACCTTCTGATGCGTATCCTATCTCTGTTCTTTTGGATACTTTGCCACAATGACTATCAAATCCACAGTTCTTACATTTGATAGGATCTGTTAGGACTAAAGGTTCCATTAGTACATGTTTCTAGACACTGCTGGTCCACCAAACAGGCTAGTGCCCTTCATGTCCAGTGCGTTGTCTGTGGGTTTCTGTTTCTTGGGTTTTGGCACGTTGGGTGCTTTTGTACCCGATCTACCAGGAGATCCTGTGTATGATTTCTTGAATCGGTCCTTGCCAATTGCTATGTGTGGTGATGTAACTGATGCTATATTACCCGCACTTGTGGCACCGGCAGTTGCCTGCTCTTGCACTCTTTTTATGATTACTTCGTTGATCTTCATTGTAGATATTTATTCCTTTGATTTTTCCCTTAACTCTACTTTGCAATCATGTTTCACTGCCAATGGATCATTGTTGGTGCTTGTATTGACTACATTCGTCACAAAATCAAAGTACTTCTTGTAATGGTGCTGTAGCCATGCCGTGGCGAATCTATCAAGCACAAAGTAACCTTTAGGGATTGTGCCATCCTTCACTAGTAGGTGTGTTTTGTGTTTCTTTCTGATGTCAAAGTGCATTTTAAAATTTCCACCTTGCCCCATGTATCTCTGATCCTCCCGGTCTGGATGCTGTGAAATCCCAGGCCAAGTAAGTGCATTATCTATTATTGTTGACTCTTTTCCAATTTTAGCTCTTTGTGATCTTTTAATTATACTTCGTAAAATGGATTGGTTAGAGTCTATGTCCTTGCTCATGAGGAACACAGGACTAATACAGACCATACTTCTTTTAGTCATGAATCCGTTGTTGTAGTTGGATTTGTTGCTAGACACTTCTATTGTAAGTTTGGTTTGATCAGTCCAGGTCGATGAGTCTACTTCTATCATTTTATATTTTGCTGGCGAGGAATACTTGTAAACTCTAGTAGAACTACAGCCTCGTTTGTAACAAGGATAGTTATCTTCTACATTGAATTCTTCACGTATGGAAACTTCGGTCGATTGTTCGTTATCACAGTTAAATTGATCTAACAAAGATCCGTCCAAAAAGACTGATATCACGGGCAAATCTTTATTTCTTTCGAATACTTGATAGCCTATTATGAGATTGTACTTCATACAGAAGTAATTATTATTTCTTTTTACGTCCGCTCTTCATGTTGGCACACCAGTGATACATTTTGGCCTTCTCACCACTGCTGTTTTTTGCTCTCTTACGCAGTGCTGTGACAGATCCGTTACAACTGGCACCCGACTTCTTTACTCTGCCTGGTCTGCTCTTGCCTTTCTTTTTACCATCCGCGAAGTTCTCGTTGAACTCTTTCCAGTCCAACTTCAATTTTTTCACGTTCATGTACTCGCCGCCCACAGGCACGTCTTTTGTCGCATTCTGTTTTGTTACTATGCCAACCCCTGCGGCTTCTTCTTCCAGTTCAGGATGATATTCCCAACGAACATTCTTTGCATCTTTTGAAACAGATTCACCATCTATTTTGACTTCTATTGGCATTGCCTCTTTAGGGTTATTATACCAATAATATGAATCATAACTTCCGTCTTCGTTGCTTGTTATTACGAGACCTCGTGTGTGTTCATTATCCTCTGCCTGCAATACCATTTTTTTGCCAGTAGGTAATTTTAGATCTGGACTATGTTCATCTTCGTTTGCCTTGTTGTTGCCCACGTTCTTGAAGCCAAACCTATTGTTTGGACCTGTTCCGGGTTTGTGTATGAGACCCATCGTGTCCGCCGTGTGTGGCATTATTATGAATTCTTTTATCTTCATTTTTTCTTCCCTGCACAGTGGGCCTTCTGTGAGAATCCTTTTGGGTTGCTACAGTTTATGGACTTCTTGTATTTGTTGCTCCAGCCTTCCACCCTGTATGGATATGCCATCATTGAATGGTATCCCATCCTTGATCTTCCCTTGGCCTGCTTTTCGTATTTTTTTAAGATCTTGTTTACGTCTGGGTGTACGTATTTTGTCGCCAGTATTTCTTTAATCTTCATTGACGTCTACTGATCCGTGCCTGCCGTCTTTTGCTGGATTGCCTTCTTTTAATACTCTCGCCCATGCTGTCATGTTGATAGCACAGTTCTTTACTTGATCCACTGTGTCGTCGTCCTGTGTTATCTCGTCCACGCCTTGTGCTTTCGATTCAACGTTTGCCTGTGGCACTATCGTGAATCCAAAGTTTGAAGCAAAACTATAAAGGTTGCCGTGTATCTTTTGGAATCCATCTCCGCCACCGGATATAAGACTGCCAAATACTTTATTATAGAAAGGTTGATGCTTGTTTTCTTTTGCCCAGTTGTATATTGGATCCATCCTTTCCATTATTGCCTGTATGTGTGAACTCTGTCCACTCCACCATATAGGTGTGGCAAACACGACACCGTCTGCTTTGAACATTTTCATTAATTCTGGTTTTAGGTCATCATCAATGTCCACGGTGCCTCTTTGGTAGTTGAGTTCAGCCATCGTTACAACTTCGCATTCGTTCCCTAGTTTTTCAAATGCCAGTTTTAACATCTGTACAACTTTGCTGGTGTTTGACTCTGCGTCTGCCTTCAATGTTCCGTTGTAGATTACGAACTTCATTCCGCCGCCCTCATTGTTATCACACCACAGGCTAACCTATCACCTGCGTTGCCCGTTTTCAAACTCTCTGCGTCTCCACCCTTGCCTAGATCATCTTTGTCTGAGTGTACAACGAATCCTCTGCCGATCACTGACCTATCACCTAGCAAGTCTACTCTCTTTGCTTCTATTGTGAAACTGGCAGTGCCTGAATCGTTTGCTGTAATATTACCAAGATCTCCCACGTGTCCTTCGCTGATGTCACCGTGATCAACTCCATCTGGGTTGTAGTGTCCGCCCATTGATTTACAACCATCTGACATGTCACCAAACTCGTGTATATGGAAACCGTGTTCTCCCGGGGTAAGTCCAGTGATGGTGCCTTTGACTAGTGTTGCTGTTCCTGGCGCCTGTATAAGCAGGATTGACCCCTTAACGGTGTCAGAATGCTCCAATATGCACTGTGCCACAGTTGTTTCCTGTGCTTCGGTAATACTGTTTACCTTGCTACAACTACATTCCTTGGCTTTGGTCCTAGGACAACTTGTTTCTGTGAATTCCATGGCTCGCATATGCGAGTATTTATTTGTTTTATTGGCTTATTTTTTTATTTGTTTTATCCACTTATCATTTCTTTCGAGCCATTCACTGTGGAACGTTTTCAAAGATGAGAGATTTTTCTCATGGTAAATCTCCATGTCCTTCATGATGCCTATCAACTTATCTACCGAATACAAATCAATTATGTTGACTGCCTTGGCGTTCGGTTGTTTTTTATATTTTTTTTGTGCGTTCCTGTATGATGAATTGATCACTTCGTCGAGATTATCATGATTGATTTTTCTCGCAACACTGTCGGGCAGATGTTTTTTATACCATACCATGGCTAGGTTTTTATCATTGTTGTGAACTTTTTCGAAATACATCTTTTTTATAATCTCTAGTAGGGAGTCATCATAATCTATATAATAGAATTTACTGGGCCAATTTATGAATTCCTCATACCATACATGACACACTTCTACGGGCTGGGCATCGTCCAGATGATTTAACATTGTGTCCATCTTTTGTCCATCTCCAAATATAGTAAGATTTTTCCTTTTAAAGATAGATGATTCTATCACTCTACCGTTATTGTCGATTTTGTTAACATCTACATCGGATGTGATTATCTGGCAAGATTGATAGAGAAAATCTCCATGGGTGCCGCCCTGTGCTAATATAATTATTTTAGGAAATGCCATAACAATTTGCTTAATTTCAAATGAGATTCAGGCCCATAGTGTGTTCCACTGACGTCATGATCTATGCTTTCTACAATCCTCATCAACTTATAATCTTCTAACTTTAAATCAACAGGAACAGTATGATATATATTTTTATCATTTTCGATGGACATAATCAGTTTTTTTAATTGTTTGAGGTCAGTTGATTTCCAACAAAAAACAATCTTGCATTGAGCATGGTCTTTATAATTTTCTTTTAGTAAGTCGTAATTTATTAATAATTCTTCTTCGGTGTATGAGCCATACAAACCAAAATTCCAACTATTGAAATAATTTGAGAATCTTTCATTGACTGTGACCCCTATACCGGCCAGGTAACTGCAACCAAAGAAAATCACAGAGGGTTTGTTACTGTACTGATTTCCCTCTCTAAAGCCGTAAGAGTCAAACTTATAAACTACTTTTCCGGTCTGGTCTAGGCCGTATCTGTCAACGGAGGAACCTGCTAGGGAAAGCATTTTTTTATTACAATTATTAAACACAATCTATTCTATGTTATAGAGCTTTTTTAATTTATTTTTTAATCCTAGACTTATCATCTTATGAAATTTTTCTCCAGGAAGATCTCTCAACAAGGTACTTATAAAGGGAGGATTCCATATTAAACAATTTTGATGTTGTTTTATTTCATTAGGCATGTTGTGATCCGGTTCGTCACACGCGAAAAAAATCCATTTTTCATCTTTCAACATATGTTCTAATTTTTTGAAAAGTTCGATAAAAGACTTTAAATTTTCATCAGCATCTGTATTCAATTTCCCGGCTTTCTTCTGTGGAGAGAATCGCCTATCTAGTCCAATGAACTGAACAACATACACAGCAGGTTTAAATTGCTCCATGTTTTTTACAGATTCCACAGTGTTGATTATTTCTTGGTTGTCAACGAACATGCAACCTTGGGCAAAGTTATATGCTTTAAATTCTTTAGAAGTTAGTTCTTGACTGAGTTTGTGAGCAAAAGATAATTCCCATGGGAGACCTATAGAGGATGTTATTGCTGAACCAAAAAAACAAATAGCATCTTTTTCGTTTACATCATAGTCTAGATTATTAATGAATCCTTGATTGTTAAAATTATATTTTAAAATACCCCTCATGTCTTGACCTATCTTCGTACAATATGACGAGGTATACTCATCATAGTATGATTTAGGGAAAGCCATTTTACTTTTTGCGAGGCATTGGGTTTTCACCAGTGAGTCTAGGTTGTGCGAACCATAGTTTGAACCACTCGTCTGTGCCCGGTTTGATGTTGTGTTTTCTCTGATATTGTGATTTTTGTGTTCCCACGTAGGATAGATTCTCGCCCATTGAATCTTCTGTCCGATGAGGATTGTCATACAATCCTGCTAACTTCTTTATCCTCTCTAGTTCGTCCACTAGATAGTCCAGTCCTTCTGTTGTTGTTTCGTAGGTTTGTGTGCTTTGACTTTCTCTACCTTGCCACCCTTGGCCAAGAACTTCTTCATCTTCTCGTCAAGTTCTCTCTGTAACTCTTGTGGTGTCTTGGGTACATCACCCATAGCGTATGCTCTATTGATCCCGCTGAACTTTGCCATAGTCTTCTAGTCCTTTCTGTACTTTGTTTAATTGATCTCTGTTTGCTTGGTATAGTATTCCGTAACCTCCGGCCGCCTGCCATTTCTGTATGTTGACTGGTCTATCGTCGATCAGAATGTTGGGTGTGCCTGTTGCTTTATCCTTGGCATAAGTTTCTTTCCTGCCTGTAACAATTATCTCATCTGGTTTCTCGATTTTATTCTGTATCCATAATTTTTTATATTTTGCTGAATTCTCATGATCACCTCTCAATGGTGATGTGTTTATGCTGAATTTTCCACCTGTGAATTTCTTCACCATGTCTATAAGTGCATCTGCTGTTGAAAACTTTGGCAACACTGCGAAGAAGTCTGTGCCTGTGATTCTGTCTATGACTTCTTTCTTGAGATCTTTTGTCTTGTCGTTGGTCAGTTGCTTCCAGTGTTCAACACCATAAAGGAATTCAACACCACCAAAGAAGTCTGCTAGTACCCCGTCCATATCAAGATATACAATTGGCTTTGTATCTGTCATATTCTCATTATACAACTTCTTGTTGTTTTCGTCAACTTCTTTACCAAATCTATCTTGGATTCTGTCGTAAAGTACCTTACCTTTATCTCCGCCCATTACCATTTTAGAGAATTCATGTTCCTGTCCCTTCATGGCAAGTTCTCTGGCCTTGGATGCCGAGACTCCTGTAATGTCATCTGCGTCTGGATCTCTTTGTCCGGCACTGACAACCTGTATCTCATCAAATGTGTATTCTATATTACCGGCCTTGGTCTTCTGTCCATTGTACTGATTCAATAACTTTTGGAATTGCATGACTCTATCGTCGCCAGCAATCATTATTACTCTTGTCCTGCCTTCTTGTTCGAGCACCTTCATGACTTTGATTATCGTGTTAGCTCGGATGTCACCGAATGATAGATTCTTGTCTGATTGGAAGTGCTGTCTTAGGTATGATAATTTTGTTGTGAAATCTAGTGGATCTTTCTCTGTGCCACCGGTGTGGGAAAGGAACACAAATCCCTTGCCATTAACCTGTTTGGCCATTGACTGTACTTTCTGAATTAGTTTCTCGTGTCCTATTGTGGGAGGATTGAATCGGCCAAAGGCAAAGACTGCTGTTGAACGATCGTCCTCGTTAAGAAACAGTTCCCTGAGGTGCATCGTATTCGCCTTGCTTTATGTTTTCTAATTCTCTGTCTGATATCACTCTCGCAACCTGCTCTCTTGTCTCTTTAGGAAACATGTTGCTAACATCGTCTTGTGTTGAACCAAATTCTTTTACGTATTCTTTTGCGGCATCATCCACGAGGTACATCCAAAGTTTCTGTGCTTTCTCATGGTCGTACACGTTCTTGGCTACTTTTCTTCTGATGTTCGATATAATTGGCATGAAACGTCTACGATACAGTTCCTCATTGTTCATGATGTACGTATCCAGCTCGTTTACTGCGTCTGAGTCTATGTTCTCTATGATGAATTGTGATGCTCTCATATAAGCATATTTATTAGTAAAGATTCTCTAACAGCCACATGTAAAACGGTGATGAGAATGTAAATGTCCATCTTCCGTTAAATCCCATCTGTGTGACGTTCTTGAAGGATTCTTGCAGTTCATTTTCCAACTCACGTTGCTGTGTAGCCCATGGTTCTGGATACGTTGGGGTATAAACTCCTTCATACACTAATGCTCCTATGTTTATCTCGTCTATCTCTATGTCTTTTATGTGCAATAGTTGGTCCTTGAGTAGATCGCCATTCTCGTTGACCACAGTTTGATTCTTTCCTTTTCCTGATCTGTTGATAATCAGCTCGTAGTTCTCACCTTCTGTCAATTCGTGTTCGAACTCGATAACATCAGGTTTGTTTTCAGTGCCTGTGATATCACCTGCGAAATAGCTCTTGTTGCCGAGCATGATCTCTGCATGGGGAGGCTTGTCCCACATGGTTGCATACAGTTCTAGTTTAAATTTTAGTTTTTCGGTTCCCATTCAAATTCCAATCCGGCTGTTCTACCTGTGTATGGTATATTTACATCATCCCTGAATAGCTCAATGAATAACTGAGTTCCTGGTACTTGCACTTTCATGTACTTGTCTGTTCGCTCCAATACGTCTGCTTCCTTGGTCCTGTCATTGTTTGTACAGGTTATTGTTATTGTTTCCATTTGTACATCCTTTCAAAGTGTTCTCTTATTTTAGCATCATCTCCGCCCTGTGTCTTGAATTCTTTTATGAAATGTTCTATCAATGTTGCCGCCAGTCTTCTGTATTCTGGTAATGACTGTGCCTCAATTTTTTTTACAGAGTCCTGTGGTGGACTTTGTATTATTGTGTTCAGTGGCACTTGGGTCAACCAGGTTCCTGCCTTGCACATATCGTTCTGTATCTTGTGTGTTTCCGCGGTGGGATTGAATGTTGGCATCATCCTACGTGATTCGTCAACCAGTATCGACATCAGGGTTCCGAAGTAATCCTCGTTGTGTATTTCTTTTTGCATTATTTCTTAATTGGTATGAATTTATCTGTCTCGAGATCGTAAACTAGTCCGTGTTTAGTGCTGTTGTCTACAGTTTTGCTGAACAAGTCTGCCTTCATTTTGCCATCCTTGTCAAAACACTTGGGGTTCTTCATCCATAAAAACTTACAACTGCCTGCGAACTTCTTCACGAAGTTCATTCCTACTTCGACACCGTCGTTGTTGGCTACACCAGACTTGTCCATTCTGTATTCTGCTGTGAAGTTGAAACTGGCATCCAGGTCATCTGCTCCTGACTTGTTGTAGTAGAAGCCTATGTTCTTCTCTTTCGTGCCCTGTGTAAGGTTGCTGTTTATGTCCGTGTAGTTTATCGTTCCATCTAGATTAACGCTTTCGGCTACTTCCAAATCCATCGTTCCCGATGTTATGTGACTTGGAAGTGAGAACGACCAACCGAAAGTTGTGTGCGTATCTTTGTGTATTTCATACGCCAACCTGTAAGATTCTGTTTCTATGTCTGAGAATGATTTGATCAGACTGTTGTCTGTTGTGTTAACATCTGTGAAGCCTTTAGAGTAATCCAGGGTCAACACGTTGTTGCCCAACTGGTACGCAACACCAATATTTGCCGATGTCGTATCGTTGTTGTCACCGACAGCCAACACACCATCTGAACTGTTGCCCAACCATGTGTCCTGCTCACTCATGTGTCCCAGTGACGTTTTCAGTTTAAATTTGTTATTGAAGTAGAAGTCTTTTCCTACGTTTAATGAATAATCTCCCGAACCATTTTCACCTGTGTAAACACCAAAGTTGTAGTTTTTAATAAGATTCCACTGTCCGCCCTGTGCGAAACTGCCGTACATCTGTTGATGTGGTAGGAATGTGTTCTTGTTGTCCACCAGCATCTCAACGTCAGAATATTTTCTATTATCTTTTACAGTGAAACTTGATCCCAGATCCATGTAATAGTTCCTGTCGTAGTCGTCAAGTACCATTATTTTCAAGTTTAGTAGGCTTGATGGTGCCGCTGTACCTGTGGAATAATATGTGTTGTTCAAACTCACAGTAGGATGATCTACTCTGCCTGATGTTGCCAATCCAACTGCACCCTGTGGTTTGGTTGCTTCGTTAAGATCCAACATACCTTGACCGTGTACGTTCACGTTGTAGTCATTGCCGAACATGGTCTTGTCTGCTGTGTTCATCACAAGTTTCACAAGGTTATCACCTGCCATGTAAGGCCACATCTGATTCAACACACCGAACGCACCCGTCACGTGCGGAGCCGCCATACTTGTCCCAGAGCCATTGTTGTAAGCACCATTTGGTGTGGCCGCCATAATGTTAAATCCCGGTGCCAGTATGTAGAAGTCCGATATCCTGTTCGTGTCGTTACAGGTGTTGTTGCTTGTATTAATTTTTAAGCAAACATGTCCGGCCTTGTTACCTTCAACCTCAGTACCGTTCCAGTTACCAACTATGACCATCTTGCCACCCAGTATAAGATTTCCGTTGCTGTCTTCCTCTACTGCCCATATGCCAGGATCGCCTGCGTGTGCATATCCTGAATTACCTGCAGAGTTCACTAGTATGATGTCACTGTCTGTTGCAACTTTCCAGTAACTCGAATCTCCTTGTCCGTTATTGCTGGCCATCTTTTCGACCAACTCACTTGCTTTGTAGGTACCGTCATCCAATTGTGTCACTGTGCTGGTCCATTGATTCCGTGTGTTAGGATCGTTGTCGTGATCTGTGTAGTCTTTGAAATATGCACTGTTGTTGAAACTCATGTTCACAGCCACTATGTTCATGCCTTCTCCACCATTTGATTCAGCAGACTTGAGCTTCGCAAAATCGTGCAAGGCCAACTGTGCTTGGTTAATGCTGATTCTTGCGTTACTGTGCCGGTCTATGTTAGCACCGACCAGTTTTGCATCAAAGGCCACCCCGTGCGTGTTGTTATTCTTGACTAATGAATACTCCGTTACAGGAGTACCGTTCACCCATTTTTGAGTAGATGTGTAATCTCCTGTGGTTAATCTGCCATTGGCATCGTAGGAGTCTCCGGTTTTTTTACCTGCAATGATGCTGGCAACGTGTGTGCCGTGCCATTGTCTTTCTACAACTGTTCCGTTGTATGGGTCATAATTTTTATAGTAAAGGTATTTGCCATCCAGGTTCTCATGATCAGTGTCCTGCCAAGTGTCGAGTACTCCGAGCACTGCACCTTTACCTGTCCAACCCCTCGCATAGGCATCCGCGGCGTTTATCGTATTGAGACCGTAATTGCTATTGTATTCTGCTGTCTTGTGATCTGCAACAGTTGTGCTCATGTTTGCGGTCACTGTACCTAGGTTGATGTCATCATCAGTGTAGGCATTGGAAACAAGTTGTGTGCTTATCTGTGTGCCAGAATCACTTGTTGTTACAACTCGATCGGCAGTTGATTCACTCTGTAATATGTTTTCAGATCTAGCAGATTGGCTTAACTGTGTAGTAGACCAGTCTCCTGTCACGACAATTGCCGAACCGTTTACTATTTCGGTAGTACCGTCTTTGTATGTCAGTTGTTGTCTAGGAGTTGTGGTTGTCACTGTCCTTGAATCTTTCTTGACTGTGTCTGTGTAGTTTCTAGTTCTGTAGACTCTTGTTGTGATCGGTGTGGTAACGACTGTATCAACATATCTTACTACTGTCACGGTGGCTGTGTTGTCTCCGTGGTCTGTGGTTGTTGTCACATCTCTGTTTGCATTATTAGTAGTAGCACTACCTTCCTGTGTTTCCGTTGATGTGTCCGTCGCATCTGTGTGTGTTGTTTCTGTGTAGTTTGCCGAATTTTCAGTTACTGCAACAACAGTCGAATCAATATTTGTTGTTGCCGTTATAGGATTATCACCTGTTCTAGTTTCTGTAACTTCTGCAACAGTAGGATCCAAATCTGCTGTTGTGGTGTTAAGCACTGAACAAGTCTGTGCACCGTTTGATGTTGTATTGTTTAAAAATGTTGTTCTTACGAATGAACATCTAGTTGTTACCGTTGTTCTTATGTTTGTGGTTGTGGTTGTTTTTGTTCTAGTTTCATCACCACCTCCTGCGTGTACAGTAGACCATTCAGTGTAACTCACACTTGATGTGCCTGTTGCGTCTGACGTTTCATCGTTGTCATTGTTGATCGTTTGTACTGATTTAATTTTTTTAGTATTTGCATACTCACTTGAAGTGGAATTTTTCTCTTGCTCGATAATCTCATTTGCCTTAGTTTCTTTATCTACAAGGTTGTAATCTGCTAGGGTAATAGTTTGTCCGTTAGCAACTTTTTGTATCACAGGCTTAACATAGTTCTGTAGGTAAAGCATGGCCGCATGTGCCTGCTTGAATGAGTCTGAATTATAGACATGATATTTCTCTGCATCAGTTTGATTACTAATCAGTTCTTCGGTCTGATCCCATAAACTTTTTGCTGTTTGTAATTGTGTAAGAAGTGTGTTTGCTTGATCGATATCACCCTGGTCAGGACCTGTGATCACACCCTTTATAGCACTTATGTCACCGCTTGATATGGCGAATTGAAAATCAGATAAAAGATTACTGTAAGAACTAACCAAACTTGCTGATCCAGATAAGTTTGATAGATCATCGTTAATAAAATTACCAACATCTCCAACTGCTCCACCACTGCCACCACCGCCACCACAGGCAGTAAGTGAAATACCAGCCAGACCGGCCAGTACTGTGTTCTTTAATTTGCTCCTAAGTTTCATAATATTGCCCCCATTAAAGTAGCACCCACTAAAAATGATAGGATGTATCTTGTGTATAAGGAAAAGGGTCGAGATATTTTGTATCCGTTCTCTCTAAGGCAAATCACGTGAGCATCAATTGATTCCGCTGTGATGTTAACATCTACTGTCTGTATCTGTTCTAAGTCTTTATCGTTCATGTTATTAGTATAACATGGAACCTAGATGTGTCAACTCAAGTTGGTCTTACAAAAACCTAATGATTATGCGAGTTTTTTTACGATAACTACTTTAGATGCCTACTTTATTAACATCAGGTTGCAGTTTCAGTGAATGTATTAGTAGCCATATAGACACCTGGCCCAGACACCTGGCAAGATTCCTACCAAAACATAAACACATTTCAAAGGCTATGGGATCACAAGGCAACGGATTGATCAGCAGAAGTATAATATACGAATGTTCAAGGATGGAACATTCTGAATTGTTGGTGGGCATAATGTGGTCAGGTCCTGATAGGCATGACTTTTACAATTCGCGGGTGACCTATGATCAAAATATTGATTATTGGATGAACAATCCAACTGGTTTTGTTTACAATCAACCGCCTAGTTGGGTAATATGTAATGTTCATTGGCAAAACGAACAGTCAAAAAACTATTATAAAAATTTTCATGACAACACAGGGGCATATATTTCTACACTTGAACATATACTTTTTGCACAAATGTATCTTAAAATGAATAACATAAAATATTTTATGACCACATACATGGACGAAGTATTGCCTAACACACTTGCACAACACCCTCATACTGAACATCTTTATAAACAGATAGACTTTGATAGTTTTCTACCTGTATCTAGTATGTACACCTGGTGTAAAGACAGTAGTGGGCTACCACTTCCTTACAAGGAAGCGACACATCCAAGCACTGAACAACACAAAGCCTTTGTGGACAAGGTCGTTTGGCCACGGGTAAAAAACTTTATGTAGTTACTGTAGATGGTCTATATATTTGGTAAAGTAATGCTCTCTATTTGAAAGTAGTCTTTTTTTGATGTTCTCGGTCATTTCAAAACCTTTGTCCAATACGTCTTTGTTGTCATCTAACAGTACATCTATCCTTTTTTCATGATCCTCAACTTTATCGTATGAATGATTAAAAATATCGTCAAATAGATCAAATCCCCAATTTCTCAGGAATTCAACGTGATCTTTGTTGCTTACATACAGGGCAGGATGTAGTGCAATAAAACATTGTGTTGTTTTTTCAGTCACAAAGTCGAAAGGCAGTGTAGTCCTTGTCTCGGTTACTAACGAAAAACAACATTGGTTATATAGTTTACTGGCCACTAGCAGATTTTTTGTGTTGGTGAGATATTCTTTATTGCTATTGTGCCAATCTCGATAATCTAAGAGATTCCAATCATTTTCAAGGGGACTGTTTATTCCACGTTGTTTATAGGAGATGACGCAGTTAGCATTGTCCTTTAACTTTTTGTATATGATGTCTCGGTGCTGTCGTATATTTCGATTTAAGCACAGAAACTTATTTGTCTTGTTCGTAAAATTGAACACTTGTTCGAGTTCATCTTTGTGCTTAATAGCGTTATCAAGGTGTTGCTGTAGGAAAAAAGGATGCCATTTAATTTTTAGGGCAGGGTATAATTTATTCAACCCTTTGTGCCAAGTGTAAAAAGTTATTTTTGAAATATCCTGTTTGTAGTGGTCTATGTATTTTTCTAATTCAAGAACTTTGTTATTTTTGAATGTAAGATCATCTTGTAGATATATTTTATTGCACTGCTCAACTGGTGGTGTGTCTATATCCCACCCTGTTTGGGGACTGTGCTTGAACCAACCTCCATTGGGATCCAATTGCTTTAGGCCACAAAGTAGGTCGCCAAGGTAAAAAGACTGATCTTTTTTTGAGAACATGGTACTAGTTGTTTAATAATACTGAACTTATTGTGCCAGCGGTAACCGAAGTTGCCTTTGCCCTTACCCAAACAAAATTTCCTGTGAAATTGGCTGTTGAAATTAAGGTACTTTGGTCAGCAGTGAATGTTGATCCAGACACATCAAACCAATCATCCTCGGTTGGAGTAGTTGCAAGTGAACCCTGCATTTTAATTGATCCTGTCATAGTTGAATTTACTTGGTACGCCACTGTGTGTACACCATCTGGTTGTGAATAGTATCCGTCACCTTTTACCTTATCACTGACGAAACCTGTGTGATCCAACGTGGTAGTTGACGAACCGTCTGATGTTTCTGTTGTCACTACTTCTTCCACAATTAATTCATTGGCAGAAGTTTCTGTTTTAACGGTGAACGTTGCATTGTTGCTAGTAGTACCTGTCACAGTTATTAAGTCTCTAACGGCAAAACCGGCCAAACTTGTGGTAGTTGATGTGATCTTGTACTCTGATCCCGTTGCAGTGAAACTGATGTCCGTGCCTGATACATTCGCTATGTGCGATTTAGATGCTAGTAGTGTAGTGCTTGTCTGTGCCATCGTTGTTATTTATTCAGTATTTTTTCTTTTGAATCTTGCTGTTTTTGGACCAAGTCCGTACACAGCGGCCAGTTCGTTTGGTTCCTGTCCGTCAACTGTCAGTATGTTTATGTACTTGATCTTGTAGGCTTTGCCATCCGCTTCACCTAGTTCTTCACAAACACAATCGTTTTCTCTGACTTTTCTTACTCTCAATAGACTTCTTTTTATCACAGGAGAACCCATCCAGTTCTTTTCGATCATGCTTTCAACGATGCTTTGATCATTGAATATGTTCTTATCTCGTAGTTTTCTTATTGCTTCCATTTTTTACCTTTCTAAATTGAATTACTTTATCTATTGCCTGCTGTGCTAACATGTATATGGGTGTCAAGTACTTCTCTTCCTTCACATAGAAGTATCCACCAAAACAGTATGGAGACTTGTTCTCCAAGAAGTCTATTATGTTGTAGTTGGTAACCAAGCAGTCATCAACGTTTCTCTCCAGGAACTCCCACAAGTTTCTCTTTTGTGTTTCATTTATTAAACTCTGTGCGTCCTTTTTTAAGTACACTTGGTACTGGTACTTGCCATGTGGTAGTCTTGTACACCCTACTGTGTCTTTTCCTAAGTTCTTAAATTTAGGATCAACAGTCTCAGAACCAATCCAGAAATCCCAAAAACGTTCTATCAAATGTTGCGACTTGTCTAAGTCAGAATAGAATATGGTCTTCTTATCCTGCATACGGAACTTAACATTTTTCCTGTTCGCCATGATAAAACTGGCAAGATGATTCATGTCAGGTGCATCTGCGTATTCTTTCTTTAACCACACTAGGTGTTCATCCGTTGTTGGGTAGAACATCAGACTTCCGGGCATTTTAAAAACTGTCTTGTGACGGTACTTGCCGTAGTACAACTTATTGTGATTTTTTCTCATCAGACACTTTAGGTTTAAATTGATTCAGTGTTTGTGGCTCTTTCTTTGCTTTGAAGTTCACTGTAAGTTTGGGTACAATGTCATCGGATAATCCGACTTCGACCATACCTCCTGATGTAAGTTCTCCAAACAACATCATCTTAGATAATGGTTTCTTGATCTCATCATCAATAACTCTTTGCAATGGTCTCGCTCCAAGTTTAGCATCAAAGCCTTTTGTCATCAAGAACTCGATTGCATTATCAGTAGCATTTACTTCCACGTCTTTCTCCATAGTCATCGTGTTTAGTTCTTGCAAGAACTTCTTGACCACTGACTTCATTGTGTCTTTGCCCAGTTTGTCAAATTTGATAACTGCATCTAGTCTGTTCCTGAACTCTGGTGGGAAGAACTTCTTGAGTGCCTTGTCGTCCTCACCTTGTCTTTCGCTCTTACCAAAGCCAATGTTATTTCTTTCCTGTTCTTCAGCACCCAGGTTAGATGTCATTATGAGTGTTATGTTTCTACAGTCTGCTTTTTTACCATTAGATCCAGTCACTGTACCATAGTCCATTACTTGTAGAAGCATGTTTGATACATCTCTATGTGCTTTCTCTATCTCATCAAACAACACAACTGCGTGTGGATTCTTTTCCACTTCATTTATAAACATACCACCACCCATGTTACTGTCCTCATAGCCTACATACCCCGGAGGTGATCCTATTAGTTTTGAGATAGAATGTTTCTCTTGATATTCTGACATGTCAAATCTAATTAATTCAACACCCAGTGTTTTTGCTAGTTGTCTAGCAGTCTCGGTCTTACCACATCCTGTTGGTCCTAGGAATAAGAATGATCCTACTGGTTTGGTAAGGCTTTTCAATCCTGCTCTAGCAACTAGTATCTTGTCTGTAATAGTGTTGATTGCTTTGTCTTGTCCGTAAACTTGCAGTTTCATCTTCTCTTCGAGTGTTTTTAGATTACTAGCCTGCTTCTGAGATAATTGTTCTATGCTTATCCCTGTCATGACAGATATCTCATGAATAATTTCCTCATGATCTATCTTGCCGTCTTTCACGTTGTTCAATCTCAATCTAGCACATGCAACGTCTATTACGTCAATGGCCTTGTCAGGCAGTTTCTTGTCAGCAATAAATTTAGTTGAATAGTCCACTGCGTCCTCACAGGCTTCATCTGTTATTACACAGTTATGGAACTTTTCATAGTATTGTTTCACACCTTTTAATATCTTAACTGACGTTTCCTTAGATGGTTCTCCTACTTGTAGTCTTTGGAATCGTCTCATCAATGCTCTGTCCTTCTCAAAATACTTTCTGTATTCTTCCCATGTAGTAGAAGCAAGTACTTTAATTGATCCTTTAAGTAGTGCAGGTTTCAGCATGTTTGCCATGTCCATGTTATTGCCCTGTCCTGTTGCACCAGCACCAACTATCATGTGTGCTTCGTCTATGAACAGTATGCTCTTGCCTTTTTGATCGAGTGCGTTCACAATCAGTTTCAATCTCTCTTCAAAGTCGCCCCTGAATTTACTTCCTGCTATAAGGCTGTTTACATCTAAACTCCATACTATATGATCTTTTAAGTATCCTGGGATATCATCTTTGTTCTTTGCGATCCTTCTAGCAAGTCCCTCCACGACTGCTGTCTTACCAACACCTGGATCACCAACTATAAGAACATTGTTCTTGTTCCTCCTCGCTAGAATCTGTTTGAGATCCTCTGTTTCTTGTTCTCTGCCTATTACAGGATCTATCTTCTTATCAAAGTACTTCTGATTCAAGTTCTCACAATAACTTTTAAGTATTCTATCTGCCTGGTTGGGTCTAAGTTTCTGTTCTTGTCCTACCTCGCCTGGTCCTCCCATGCCTGCCATGCCTTCGTCTAGTATAGTTTCTGTGGACACAAGGTCTATAAGATCTTGTTTGTTCACTTGATGTTTCTTTAGGAAGAATGCGGCATAACTTTTTTTCTCAGAAAATATGGATATCAGTATGTCTATTGAACTTACATCCTGTCTGCCCTGGAACAATGCCTGTGTAAATGCTCTGTTCATTAGTCTTTCTAATGAAGCAGTTTTCCTAGGGGTCATTGGTTCACTTCCCTTTGCAATTATGTCGCTACATTTTGTATTTAGATAGTCTTCTACGTCCTTGATTAATGATCCAACGTTCACTTTGAAATCATGCAACACAGTTCCTATCCCTTTGTCTTTGATCAGAGACAGTAACACATGTTCTATAGTCACATACTCGTGCCTTCTCTTTTCTGCTTCTTTTACTGCGTTTTCAAATATGTTCTCTAGTCCTTCATTTGCTTCTAACATTTTCTATCCTTTGTTTGCCATGTCCCATCTGAGTTTAGAGACTCTCTTATTAAATGTAATACCGTCAAGGTGATCGAGTTCATGTTGGAAACATTTTGACTCCATCCCGTCGAGTTTTGCGAACCTTGTTTTGCCTTGTGTTGTTTCATATTGTATTTCTATTATCTTTGGTCTTTCTACTTTTATAAAGACATCTTTAAAACTTAGACACCCTTCCTCATCGATCACTTTTTCTTCACTGAAGTTTATCACGTGTGGATTCCAAATTATAGCATGTTTCTTAAATGTGTCAAATGTTTCGTGTCCTATTGCAAAGAATCTTTTGGTAATGCCTATTTGGTTTGCGGCCAGTCCCATGCCCCGTTCGTCCAGCATTAGTTTAATCATGTCCGCCTCAAACTTCTCGATGTCGTTGTAACCTGAGATGCTGTCATCCTTGGTCCATGGTAGGCTTGTTTGTAGCAGTGTCTCGTGTGGATATTGGAATACTTGTATCATTGTCCTTCTCTTTGTTTCAACTCTTTTAAATTTTCTTTTTTCCATTCATCTGTTGTCTCCGGATCTCCCCATAGTATAATTTCTTCTTCAGTACGACTACATCCAAGACAGTAGCCACTCTCTTGATCTAAAGTACAGATGCTTATGCACGGACTTGGTATCATAGATTCTTTATCTTTTTTAAATCTTGTGCTGACAGTTGAGGTATTAAGACGTGTACCTTTACGTAAAGATTACCTCTTATACCTATTGTTTTGTGTACTGGCATGCCTTGCCCCTTTACTTGTAGAATTGTGTTAGGCTGTGTACCTGTTGGTACCTTAACTTTAATTATTTTATCCTCTAAGGTATTGAGGTTGAATTCGTGTCCACGTATGGCTTGAAAACAATCTATGGTCTTATCAGTGTAAAGATCATTGCCCTTACGTGTGTAACCATCGGAGTCCAACACACTCATTACAACCATTAGATCACCACGTGGCACATTCTTTATACTATCATCGCCCATTCCTGTGTACTTGAATGTCACCCCGTGTTGGACACCTGCAGGTATTTTAACTGTGGCAAATTCTTCCCTGCCACTGGGCAGTTTGTAATTGATAGTTTTGTTATTATTCATCATTGCTTCTTTGATGCTGAGTGCCATCCTTACTTGTACATTTCTGTTGCCCCTCTGTTGGTTACGAACATTCCTAAATATCCTCTCGTCACCATTTCGTCCAGTGAAGTTGAACCTGCCGTTGAAATCCATGTCCCCACCATTGCCAAACCCTGAGAAGAAGTCACCAAAGATTTCCTCGTTAAAGAACGGATGTTGTCCGCCACCTGTATTGGTGCCACCAAACTTACGCATGGTATCGTAGTCGTGTCGTTTCTGTGAATCCTTTAGTGTGTTATGTGCTTCATTGATCTCTTTGAATTTTGATTCATCACCTCCCCTATCTGGGTGATGCTTCTTTGCTAGGTCCTTGAATGCTTTTGTGATATCCGCACTGGTGCTTTGTTCATTCACACCTAGTACGTCGTAATAATTTATCATATGTAATATTATATAACAGAATTATTTACTGTCAATGTGTGGTAATTATTTTTTGATGTCTGTCTTCTTGCCGTTGACGTAAAGACCAAACCAGGCCGCGCCTGCACCAACCACAACTGAAACAAATCCTGCCTGTGCATTGTTCGGAGCGTCAAGAGCCATGAACCATTGCATAGTGTTGTAGAATACCAATCCATATAAACCCATCATTATTCTTGGAACTGTTCTCCAGTTAGATAGGAACTGTGGAAGTTCGTCTCTCAAGAATACCCAAACGACCTTGATCAATGCCCAACCATCTTTAGCACCTTTTTTAATTACATTGTCGTTTTTTACAATCAGTTTGTCTTCTTTTAATTCAGCCATTATTTCACACCTTTGATTTTAGCGTTTCTTTTTCTGTGTCCGTTCCATGCCATGAAGCCACCTATTCTCAATGACCAATATGCAAGTCTGTTCATTGTGTAGAAACCGTTCACTATCACATTTATATCTCTGAATATCTCATCTGCTCTTTTCTGTGTAATTTCACCCATTGTGTCTTTTTTGTTTTTCTTAAGAAGTGTTTTGTACTTGTATGCGTAGTCATGTACAAGTCCACCTATCAATAACACACCAACTGGTGAGAAGAAAGATCTTAGGAATTTTGGAATACTTGCACCATCAAATTGGAAGCCTTCTGGTATCACATACTCGGTGCCGTCTATGTTGTATTTCCAGTCGTCTGTCAATACCCAATTTCTTGTAGAAAGTAACCACAACACAATACCTTTCCAAAAACCTTTTCCTTTTGTTTTGATGGGTAGTGGCTGTAACTTGGGCATACCTTTGTAATAGAATTTTAATTTTGTTTTTGCTCTCTTGTCTGTCCAATTTATCCATGCGGCAACAAGTACAACAGCGATCAACACTGTCCATTGCCAAAATTTTACTGCTAGTGCTAATATTATTT